TTCCGAATCTTGTTCATAAGGTTAGCCTTTCCTCTCCTACACAAGAGCACTTATTTTAAGGTGGCTTATTGCAAAGTCGAGTTAGCAATTCCAATTTGTTTGCAAAGATAATATATTATTTATAAATGACAAACAAAATCACCAGATTATTTAATTAAAAGAAACATAAACGTTTTCTATTTTACATTTTAGACCATAAAAACTGAGAAAAACACAGAAATAAACGGATAAAAATAGGTTTTTTATAATTTTCTCGCCATCTTCTTTGTTTATATCATTTTTTTGTGTACCTTTGCAAAAAACAAGAAAGCCAACAACACCTAGCGTGTCGAGGCACGAAAACACTAAGATTATGGAAATAACAGAGCAGATGACAATTCAGCAAGTTGAGCGCTTTATTAAAAAGATAGCTCAAAAGTTTCCAGCACAACCTTCAAATGAAGAAAACGCCGTGCTGACCGACATCCATGTAAGAGTTTCCCAAGACAGTGGTGAACTCCTAGCCTTTGACGATGACGACACAGAGATTACTCGCTGCGTAGTTGAGCAATGGATAGACAACAAGGATGAGAACTTCTATGATGAGGTGGCAAAGATTTTGCGAGACACCTTGCGCAAGAATTCTGAGATCGTTGATAATCTCGGAATCCTGAAGCCATATAGCTTCGTGCTGGAAGATGATGACAAGGAAAACCTCGGCGAACTCTATCTTGCCGACGATGATACCATTATTCTGGGAGGTGACCTGATGGAAAACCTGGATCACGACCTCGATGAATTCCTTGACGACTTGTTAAAAGAATAAACTTAAACTCAAGAGCAAAGCCCATCCTCCCGGATGGGCTTTAGCATTTAATACAAAAACATTATGTTACTCTTTTATATGTAACTATATGTGTAGTAAATGTATAGTTTAATACCTGATTATCAATTCGTTATATTTATTCAAAACAACATATCATACACACATACTATACACACAATATACATCTGTTTACATAATATTTGGTGCTAATTTGGTGCTAAATAATTTGGTGCTTTCGTTTTTTCTTCTTATCTTTGCAACGTCAACAATAAACATTGAGCTTATGAAAAAGGAAATCGTGCAAATCAGGGAAAGAAAAATGCCCAGCGGTAAGACAAGCCTATATCTTGCCTATACCATCAACGGCAAGAGACAATACGAGTACCCGAAGCTTTATCTACTACCTGAAAATGGCAGGGGTAAGACTGCAGCCATAGCCGCCAATAAGGAGACGAGAAGAATCATTGAAGCTATGCAAGCCAAGAAGATTGTGGAACTGACCCAGAATCGAAGCGGCATCATCGTGAAGAAGGAGCCAAGCAAGATGCTCTTCTCGCAATACATCAAGAATTTTCGCAACTACAAAGCCAAGACCACTAGAGGTGACGAGTACATCAAGACCATCAGCAATGTGGAGAGACACATCTATGAATATGCCGGAGAAAAAGTGACGATGGCAGCTATAGACAAGAAGTTTTGCGAAGGATTCATTTCCTATCTCAGAACCGCAAAGGGTAAATTCACTGAGCAGCCATTAAGCGGTATGACTCAGAAGGTGTACTTCGCCATGTTCAACACTATGCTAAAGAAGGCGGTACGAGACGAGATTATCCCAAGGAATCCAATCGACCTCATTGATACTGGAACCAAGATCAAGGCTCCCGAAAGTGAAAGGGTATATCTTGATATATCTGAGTTGAAGAAGATGGCTGCATCTGAGCCGAAGGACAAATCAACCAAGCAAGCCTTCATGTTCTCCTGCTTTACTGGTCTCCGTATCTCGGACATCCGTCAGCTTAAATGGGAGGATATTGAAGAGTACACCGATGAGGATGGAAACTACAGATACAGAATGATCAAGAGAATGCAGAAGACTCAGCGAATCATCACCTATTCACTATCAAAGGAAGCGGTCAGTTGGTTGCCGGAACGAACTGGAGAACTGGTATTCGACAAGCTAGTATGTGCCCCGAACCTGAATGCACAAATCAAGAAGTGGGCTGAATCGTGTGGAATCACCAAGAACGTCTCCTTCCATGTATCCAGACATACCTTCGCCACGATGATGCTTACGCTGGGGGCAGACATATACACCACCAGCAAGCTGCTTGGACACTCTCGCATATCCACAACAGAGATATATGCCAAGATCATAGACAAGAAGAAGGATGAAGCTGTAGGACTCATTGATAAATTCTTCGATAAGGAGTAAGGAAAAGAGTAAGGAAAAGAGTAAGGAAAAGAGTAAGGAAAAGAAAGAACACAATACTCCACCGTAGCCCCACTCCGCACCAACCCTTTAGTCTCCGCAAGGTTTGCAACGTTTGCTGCAAACTTTGCGGAGATTGTTAACCAAATCTCTTTTTCAAAAAGTGACCAACAAAGTTAGCTATCAAAGCTGATACAGCAAAGTCAGCAAAGATAAAACCTTTATTAGGATCTACGAACTGGGATTCAACGGCAACCAATACAACCATACAGACAACAAAGGTAATCGCAATGGCAACATATCTAAACACCATCTTGGCAACTTTCTTGCTATCATCCTTAACACTTGAAGTTTCACCTTCTTTTCTGTTAACCCTCAAAGAGCTATACATAAAATAAATTGCAGCTATCGCTATGAAAGCTAAAAACACATAAACAACTTCTTTTGGCATATTATCTATTTTTTAAGTTAATAACATATTTTGCAAGGAGTTCTGCCCATATCCTCAGCTTCTTCCTCGCTTACCTCTTCTATTTCTCCTGAGCAACGAGAGAGACCACGGCAATCAGGGTCGCTATGATATTTGGTAGAAGTTTCTCCAGTACATATATATACAGAATAAGAAGTTTCTTTTTTAATTGGTACATTCTCTTTTCTCTCTGTTGTCACCTTTTTACTACTAGATTCAGACAAGAAATTGTTGATGTTGTACCCATACCATATTCCTATACCTAAAAGCGATAAAACAATCGGTAATGGCAACTCTATTCCAAACAACCTTTCTAATTTAAGAGGTCTGAAAACCAAAAGCAATAAATACCAAAAACAATAAGATATCACAGCACCAGCCAATAGATATACGCCAAAGCATATTATCAATATAAACACTTGCCACATACCTACCACATTTTAATTATCATACATTTGCTTTTCTCATACTGCCAAGGCTAGACACCAGCATATCATAGCACTCCTTGATAGCTTCATACTTTGCCTTCCAGATAGATTCGTCCTGCTCAGGCTGAGCACGATAGGTTGGAGCAGGCTCAGCTACCATATTTGTGCTGATTGCTTCCTCTACTCCTCCGGCAGACTCTTCCTTGCGATACATAGAACCTTCACCACGAAGGAGCCATTCGGCTGATATATCGTCAAACTTCTCTAGAAATCCTTCTATGAGACCAAGAGACACCGCCTGATCACCTCGAATCTGACGATTACAAGTTACTTGCTGCATTCCTATCATTTTTGAAAATGCAGATATACTTATTTGTCTATCTTCTAAAACAGACTTAATTCTTTGATTAATAACACTTTCCATATAATTCACATTTTTAAACCATATTTAAATAATCATAAACGACTAAAGAAATATACATAAATGTTTGGCTAGTTAAACAGAAATGTATATCTTTGCACTCGAAAACAATACAGAAATGTTTTAAAAGCGTTCCCTATTCGTTTTCGGTGGCAAAAATAAACAAAAGAAATGAAATATGCAAGTAAAAATGCAAAAAATCATCTCGGTTTCTATAAAAAATCGGGAAGAACTTAAAAAGAAGTATCAGTGCTCGCAAACAACTTTGTATAATGCGTTAGCATATAAGACAATGAATAGACGAGCAGATGCAATCCGGCAGGATGCTCTAGACAACTTCGGTGGTGTCGAAAGCGAGAAGCCAGTGTTGAACTAATATAAAAGAAGGAGGCAATATGACAGGCTTAGTTTACAGAGGAAAAGACAACCAACCTCTAACGAATAGCTTATTGGTTGCAGAAACATTTGGTAAAGAGCACCGTAATGTATTAAGAGACATTAAAAACCTCATTGAAGGGGGAGTGCTCAAAAATGAGCAGACCCCAATGTTCGAGGAAACAACCTACATCAGTGAGCAGAACAAACAGAGTTATCCTTTGTATGTTATGAACCAAGATGGTTTCACCCTGCTTGCGATGGGATTCAACGGCAAGAAGGCGATGGAGTTTAAGTTGAAATACATCGAAGCCTTCAACGCTATGAAGAAACAGATTGAGCAATCCAAGCCATCCGTTCCTCAGAACTATCTCGAAGCTTTGAAGTCTCTGGTCAAGGCAGAGGAAGAGAAGCAGCAGCTCGCTCTGGAGAATAAGCAGAAGGATGAGACGATCATCACTATCAGCAAGGCGAACGTGGAGCTGGGCAACAAGATTACTGAAATGCTGCCAAAGGTGAGCTACTACGACAGAATCCTGCAGAGCAACGCAACAATGACCATCACCCAGATAGCGCAAGACTACGGTATGAGTGCTATCGCTATGAACAAGGAGTTGGAATCTATGAGAATCCAGCACAAGGAGAGAGGTCAGTGGATATTGTACGCTCAGTTCCTGAAAGGTGGCTATGTTCATAGCAGAGCGGTGGACATCATCCGTAAGGATGGTAGGCACGATGTGAAGTACAACACGGAGTGGACAACGAAGGGAAGACTCTTCCTTTATGAAGCACTCAAAGGAAAGGGCATTCTCCCCTTGATAGAGCAGGAGAACACTCCCAGAGATAAGGGCACTGGTGGAAGAGAGCCTTCCAAGAAGACTGGTGCCAGTCAACAAACCATTAACTTCGAGTGATATGAAAGATGAAACGATAAAAAGTGATATTGAAGAGACGAATAAGAGTAGTCTTGGAGAGACACTTGCCCGAATAGAGAAGTATATTCTCATCGGAACAAAGAATGTGCTCAACATTGATGAAGCATCCATAGTACTGGGAGTAACCATCAGAACACTCAGAAAGATGGTGGCAGAGCATACCATCCCTATCTATAAGCCCAACCAGCGAGCCTTGTATTTCAAGAAGAGTGACCTAGAGGATTGGATGCTACAGAACAGAGTGAAGCCCCAGTCGGAGATAGATTCAGAGGTGGAAGCCTATTGTATAACCCATTAAAACAGAAAGATATGTTCGCAAATGTTATGTTGGTGGCAAGTATCGCCACATTCGCTATAGTAGTTAAGGAAATCCACTCTTACTTCAAGGAAGTGAACGAGTAGATATATATGGAGCTGAATCCGGCATAAAAAATTGTTTGATATTAATAAGTTTAAAATTTTCGTTTTATTTATCTCAAAATAAGGACAAAAGTCTTTTTCGCAAGGATTTTTTGGAATTTGCTATTCCCAGCTCCACAACTGTTGTGTAGGTTCAAGATTGTTTTTAGTTAGTATTTGTTTGAATCGGCATAGGTAGCTCAGATGGTAGAGCAGAAGGCTCCATTACCTTCAAGGTCGTAGGTTCGATTCCTACCCTATGCCCAATATCGCCCGATTCCGAGGAGTCATATCGGATAGGATAAACCTTCCTGGAGAGGTACACGTACCCAAAAGGAGCATTATTAACCACAGATGATGCTTAGACGTGGAAGTGGCAAGTTAATACATACACCTACTGGGTGGAATTTGGAACGCTTGGAGTTCACTTGTGAAGATGCAGACCTGATGCCGTGACCCTTATATATAATAAGGTAGCATCAATAGGTAGAAGCGCACAACTACAATGGTTCTAATGCAGCCAGACGACTTTGTCATAGATAAAATATCATTAATACACTATTTACACAGATGTATGCGATTACTAGTGCTGGGAGTCCTAAGCCTCCATAAATGCAGAAGGGAACTTGGAGCGATTATCACCATCCTGCCAATTATGTTCTGATGTCGCTCCTCGGAGGGGTGCTTTATTACTCCCACCCCTCCTTTTTGACAGACACGTTTTTTCAAACCATATAAAAATTATGTATCATTTACGACTATCGCAGTAGCGACTGCATTTTATAACTCGTTAAAGTTGTATATTTCAACCTATCTCCTCTGTTCGTGAGAATCGAGGGGATTTTTATTGTAGAACATTTTAAAGAAACAAGATATGTTATTCAAACCGAAAAGCTGCCACGACTGCTTGTTTGAGCAGATATGTGACAACCCGAATAAGAAATCGGATGGCACTTACAGATGTAAGGGCTATGAATGGAAGTATCAATAACTATTAATATAATAAGGACATGAAAGAGCTTATTACGATTCAATCGGAACTGAAAGCCCCAAAGACTCAGGTAAACCGCTTCGGTGGCTACAAGTACCGCAAGGCTGAGGACATCCTAGAAGCTGTCAAGCCTTTACTCGCCAAGCAGAAATGTACGCTCATCATATCAGATGATATTGTTATGATAGGCAACCGCATCTATGTGAAGGCAACTGCTACCATCAAGAACGAGAAGGGCGAGTGTGAAACAACCACTGGCTGGGCAAGAGAAGAGGAAAACAAGAAAGGTATGGACGGAAGTCAGATTACTGGTGCATCCTCATCCTATGCCCGAAAGTATGCGCTCAATGGTCTGTTTGCCATTGATGATAACGCTGATTCTGACACAGCCAATACTGGTCAGCAGGATAACGTTAATCATCAGGCAGCGCAGCAGACTGCACAGACTCAGCAGCAATCTCAGGCAACCGCTCAGCCAGCGCAACCTCAGTATCATCCCGACAACCTAGCCGAAGCCTTGGAAATGGTGAAGCGATGTGTGAACAGAGACAATATCAAATGGGTGATGGGCACTTATATGCCGCTCAACAGCAACGCTCAGTTTATGCAAGCCTTATCCGCTAAGAGAAAGGAGTTAGGGCTATGACGCAGAACATCAAGCTGAATAAGCCAAAGGTCTCCTTCATAGAGGAGACTCACCAATACTTCATTGGCAAGAAACAACTGAAAGGCATAACAGGAACGCTGATAAGAAAGGCATTCCCCGACACCTACAAGGATATTCCTGAGTCTGTACTGATGAAGGCTGCAGAACGAGGAGGTATGATCCACAACTCATTCGAGCTGTTCTGTACCGTCTTCGATTCAGACATCAATATGTACCCGAACCCGACAGAAGAGATTCGGGCATTCAATAGTATGCTGGTCTCCTACGGTCTCCATCACGTTGATTCCGAGTATCTCGTTACCGATGGTGAGGATTTCGCTTCTGCCATTGATGGAGTCTTCGCTGACAGCGATGGCAACATCTATCTGGTAGATTACAAGACCACCTCCACCCTACACTACGACAATGTTTCTCTCCAGCTATCCATCTATGCACGATGGTTCGAGGAGCAGAATCCCGACTTGAAGGTGAAGGAACTGGTATGTATGTGGTTCAAGAACGGACAGAGCCGATTCCAACCGCTGCCTAGGGTATCGGAAGAGAAGATTGATGCTCTTATCAAGGCATACTTGGAGGATGATCCTGACTACAAGTATGAGGTGGAAGTGCCGGAAGCCTTCTCTTCTACCGAGCAGCAGTATAGACTGGTCACCGCTAGGATTGATGACTTGAAGATAGAGCAGGATGCCTTGAAGGAGAAGTTGATGAAGATGATGGAAGCCAACAAGCAGAAATCCATCAAGACTCAATATGGCTCCTACTCCTATGTGGCAGCATCCACCAAGAAGACCTTCGACACGAAACTCTTCAAGGACACCGAGCCGGAACACTACGAGTACTATCTGAAAGATACTACCACGAAGCCATCCATCAGAATCAAACTTAATTAAGTATAGATATGAACGTAACATTTACAGGCAAGATTATTGCAGCAGGGCAGGTTCAAACTGGAACCAGCCAAAACGGAACTCAATGGAGTTCGTGTGAATATGTTATCGAGGAGTTGAACCAGCAGTACCCAGCAAGAGCCGTGATTCAGGTCTATGGCTCTGATAAGCTGCAGCAGTTCAATATCCAAGTTGGTGAGATCATCACCGCTCACATCGGATTGAAGGCACATCAGTCTAGGGACGGACGATGGTTCAATCAGTTGGATTGCTGGAAGGTGCAGCGACCAACCGCTCAGCCTCAGCAGATGCAGCAGCAGGGTCAGGTGTACGCTAGTCAGGTAGGGCAGAACTACCAGCAAGGTGCTCAACAGGGATTCCAGCAGAATCCTCCGCAGCCAGCTCCTATCCAGCAGCAGATGCAGAACTTTCCCCCTCAGGTTGATGCCAATGGTCAGCCTATTCAGCAGCAAGCTCAATATGGTGGTCAGCAGGGTAATATCCCATTCCCATCCAACAATTAGTTGATATTCAAAAACAAAGGTTATGGAAATCCATCTTGTGCGTACTTCTCTTGGTCTTCAAGCTTATGCAGACGAGGACTATGAGCAGTTGAGAAAGATTAAGGTTGGCTCTGTTGTCAAGGCGAACATCGTCCGTCCACGCAACGTGAAGTTCCACCGCAAGTTCTTCTCACTGATCCGAGCTGCTTGGGATTGTCTCACCGAGCAGCAGCGCATCAATCTCCGTTCGGTAGAGACATTCCGTGAACAGCTCCTGATAACATCGGGATTCAGCGAACCACTCTACGACCTGAACGGACAGAAGTTCTTGGAGCGAGCCAAGTCTATCTCATTCGCCAAGATGGATGAGCCAGCCTTCAACGAAGTTTATTCCAAGGTCTTGGACACCATCCTTACCATCATGGTTGCCGATGGTGTATCAGAAGACGAGTTTAATAACATTCTAAAAAATTACACATAATATGACACGTAGAAACGACAAGCGCAATAACAGACGTAACCGTCAGCGCAACAACCAGCCAGAGTTATCACCATTCGCCCAGATGCTTTTCGGAGCAATCCTCGGCAAGGGTGCAGAAATGATTGCCAATAAGATGAAGGAGAAGAACGAGAACACCCCTTCCATCCATACAGAGGGTATCACCGACAAGGATATTCAGAACATCAACGAAGGTAATGCTTCCTTATCTAAGTTGTACATCCCGAATAATGGTTCGGCAGTAGAGTACCCTACCCCTGAGAACCTAGAGTTCTTCTTCGATGAGGAAGGCAAGCTGATGGTGCGTAAGAAGCAGGATGGTGAGCCTGCTCCTAATGAAGAGACTCAGTGTAAGCCTATCACTTATGGTGATGTCCTAAAAGAACTCTACTTGGGCAAGACTGCATACTGGATTTATGACCAGAACATCGAATTTGGAAAACAGACATCTTACAACTTCGAAGAAGCCGTAAACTGCACCAGCGTGGCTCAGGCAAAGCGTATGGTGGCTTTCAATAAGCTGCAGAACATTGCTAAGTACCTCAATGGTGATTGGAAACCAGTTTTCGATAGACTCATTAAAAACTGGAATATCTGCAAAGATGGTGATACTTTTCTCGCAATGTACACAAAAGTATTGAACAGAGGAAGTGTTTACTTCAAATCAGAAGAAGCAGCAAACGAAGCCATCCGCCTGATGGGTGAAAATTCTCTCAACGACCTTTTCTCAACCGACTGGTAATGGCAACCTACGCTGAAATCAAGGCAAAGCTATTGCAGGAAGACAAGAAGATACGCAAGCGTTCATCCTACGATGAGCACAACTTGCAAGCCGCAGAGGTCAGGTATATCCGTGGGGTACATCCTGACCTCGAGGGGGTCTTCTTTGCCGTTCCTAATGGTGGCAAGCGAACCTCCCGACAAGCCGCATGGCTGAAAGAGGAAGGTATGAAGGCTGGAGTATCAGATATGATCCTCCTGAAAAGCACCTCTCAGTATGGTTTCCTCTGCATCGAAAACAAGACTCCGAAAGGTAGACAGGAACCCGAACAGAAGGTATTCCAGTTTGAAGTTGAACGGCATGGTGGCAAGTACATCATCGTCCGCTCTATAGATGAATTTATGAAAGCAATCGACAATTATCTTAATGGTGAACTATGAAACAATTTCAAATGCAATTAATGTCACCACTTTCTCTTGGTGAAAACTTAATAGATAAGTTTCTTGAAGAGTTCCAAGAAAAACAAGAAGAAGAGTTAATTGAAAAAATAATCTCTATCTTGGAATCCAAAGGCTATAAGATCACTGCTCCTCCCAAGGAAGTCAAAGACGAATATACCTTTGAGCGAGCATGGAACTTGTACGACAAGAAGGTTGGCTGCAAAGCCAAACTCGAAAAGAAATGGAACTCCATGAGCAAGAAAGACCGCAAGGCAGCTATAGAGTACATTCCTCTCTATGTAATCTCCCAGCCCGACAAGCAGTACAGAAAGAACTTCCAAACCTTTCTCAACCAGCGAGGATGGGAAGACGAACTCATCGGAGCGACACCACCGCCAACATCAGTTAACGAGAATCCTTCCGAAATCAACCAACTTATCGCAAAGACGAAGGCTGAACAGAACGTAACAAATGCGGATAAGGACAACGTTTTCAAGACACGAATCATGGGTATGATAGAGCTTCTGCAAAAGAACCCTCAAAGCCTGTGCCGCAAGCAGTTGGAGATTTATCATGATAACGGAACCTTGGAACGCTTGGGCATCCAATGGAATCCATAACATCATCAACTCTATGATACAAATCAGCAAATACAACAAGCAGCATCCGCTCAGAGTCTTTGAAGCCTTCGCTGGCTATGGCAGTCAGAGCCTAGCCTTCAAGTACCTCAAAGAGAAGCACCCTGAGTTCGACTTCAAGGTTGTGGGCTATTCCGAGATAGAATCATCTGCCATCCAAGCTTATGGTCTCCTGCACGGAAGAGACATCACTAACTATGGTGACGTGACGAGGATAGACTGGAATGAGGTTCCCGACTTTGATTTCATATCTTGGTCTTCTCCCTGCCAAGACTTCTCAAACGCAGGACTTCGCAAGGGAGCAGAAGAAGGTAGCGGTACACGTTCTTCCCTGATTTTCCAAGAAAGGAGAATGTTGGAAGCCAAGCATCCTAAATATGTGATGCTAGAAAACGTAAAAGGTCTTCTCTCAAAGTCAATGACGAAGTACTTCTTCCAGTATATCCGAGACCTCGACTCCTATGGTTACACTTCCTTCTACAAGGTTCTGAATGCTAAAGATTACGGAATTCCACAGAATCGTGAGCGTATCTTTGTCATTTCCATCCTCCGCACCGAGGATGATCCGAACCCAGAGTATCACTTCCCCTCTCCTATCAAACTGGAGACTACGGTTGAGGACATCTTGGAAGATGATGTTTCTCCTGAGTATTATCTCTCCCAACCGCTCCTAGAAAAGTATCTAACCAAAGCAGACATCAATGAATCCATCCAAAAGCTCTACCCCGAAGATTTCAATACCCAAAACGGCTGATGGCTGTTCTACTACCATAACATCATCGTATGGTGCAGGAATCAGCGTAGCAAATCTCCTTGGTGTTGACCATTTACCTAAGGGGGGGGGGTACTGATAATCAAAAAGTTACAAGCAGAAAACTGCTCATCAACTCAGATAAAGATGGTTTAAGTAGAACCATACGAGCAGGTTACTATAAGGCTGGCTTTGCTAACTATATACATGACGATGGAAGATCAGCCAACGCAGTACTAATCATTAAACGAGTATGAAAATATATTCAATTATTCTTAATCATCAATCGAGTATGATAACAGGAGGAAAGAGAATGAAATCCCTGCTCCTATCTGGGAAGGTGAAGCCTGATATGGGTGGACAAGTCTTAGACCTCTACAACCAGATGGTTCTCCAAGGCATCAGCCCCACCATCAAGACCACCATTGATAAATCAAACATGACATTTGTTACAGTTATGAACAAACAAATCATTCATACGGCTCCCAACGGAAAGCGATACTCCATCCAAATCAGGAAGTACACTCCTAGAGACTGCTTCCGGCTGATGGGTGTACAGGAAGCCGACATAGACAAGCTCCTGAGCAAGGAGAAGTCGGGAGCCAGCATCATCTGCAAGAGCAAGCTCTATGCACTGGCAGGAAATTCAATAGTCACCAACTGCCTGACCGCTATGTTCGAGGAACTGATTTTCCCTTCGGGTAATCACTACCACGACAAGACGGGTCAGTTATCACTCTTCTAACTTATGGATATTTTCGGATATATTAAGGTTGGGAAGCGCATCAGTAAGGCGCATAAAGCCCTCTTTTACCACAAGACCATGGTACTCTGGTATAAAGGCAAACCTATCATCGGAACGATGCACGATGGCTTGTGGTATCAACAAGATATGAACGGAATATGTGAACAATTAATGTTCCAGTCCGAAGTAACCCACGTCTCATTCTTACCTTCACCAAATGAATACAGAGAAAGAAAAAATCCTAGCCATCATCGCTGAGATTCAGGCATGGCGTGAAGCTGCCCACATCGTGCCTCCTCACGTCCTCACGTCCGAAATTATCAACCTAGGATTCCCAAAGCCCTATCAAGCCCTCAACGAGTTAGTCAGAGAAGGCAGGATAAACTGGTGCAAGACCATCAACGATATGGCATTCACTATCAGATCATAGCCTAGCTATGTGGATTGAAACACAATCAGAAAACAATAATCAAATCAATATGGAAAAAAAATTAAAAATCATTTTAAAGGAAGAACTGGAAGTTTTATCAAAGCAAGCTTACGAGTCTGCCAAGAATAAGGGCTTCTATCCAAAGGATGTTAATACCGCATTTCTTCTGATGTTCATCATCGTGGAAATGAGCGAGGTATTGCAAGCCGACAGAAAAGGCAGACACGGCTCCATCGAAGACTACGAGAACGAGATTGAAATGGGTAGGGATATGCCTACCGCCTACAAGAACACGCTGGAAGGTACGGTTGAGTCTGAGTTTGCCGACATCGCCATTCGCATCCTCTCACTCTTGGGCTGGATCATGGAAGGAGAGAATATCGAGCTATCAGAAGATGAAGACCTCATAGGTGAGTACAAGCTGGCAAGTTATATCTTCGGATTTGATTTAGCCGGAGACCTATACCGCATCATCGAGAAGATGGGAGTCTTGGACTTGGATAGTTCACCAAGCTGGTATCTCGCCAAATACCTTCAGGAGCTTCTGATGGACATCTTTGCGATTGCCCGTAACAACAGAATCGACCTGAAAGAGCAGATCAAGCTGAAAATGGAGTATAACGAAACTCGTCCGTATCTTCACGGATATAAATACTAGGAGGACAGCCGTATATGATAGACAGCAAGAAAATAGAAGAGGCTGCAAAACAGCATGCGGCGGGAGCCTTTATTTCCGAATATTGGCAAGCTTGCTATAAAGAAGGTTTTATGACTTGTGCTAAATGGATGTAAGAAGAGTTTTTGAAGGACTTGTGGCATCCTGATTGCGAAGAGCCTAATCACGAATCGACAAGAACCTATATCTTGGGGAAAACAAAAGCAAGTGAGTCAGGTGTACTTCCTATGCTATTAAGACCAAACACAAATTGGAAAGAGTTTGTTGTTTCTCATGGTGTTACTTACTGGCTTTACGTTGACGATTTGTTTCCAAAGGAAGGAGGTGAACAATGAGTACTTTTGATTTTGATATTATGCTCAACGGAAGATTCGTCTGCACATTAAAGTATAAATATTGTGCGCTCTTCCCGATAGATTTTGAAGATTTAACAAAGTTCGTCCTTAAAAAAAGACCTACTTTGAAAGGTAAGGATTTTAGAATTGCATTTTAATCATGAAAGAGCTTAAAGTTGGAGAAAGAGTAACCATTACTCTTGAAGTTGTTGAGCATGATGATTGCGATGATTGTTTCTTTAGTATTGATGGAACGTGTTATAACCCGACCAGAAATGGTTGGGCAGATGGATTTCAGTGTGAGTCAGAAGACCGCTCAGATGGCAAGAGCATAATATTTAAAGAAGTAAAGAAGTAAAGTGTATGGAATTAATTATCAAACCAATTCATTCTTTACCTTGTCGTTTGGAGGTGTTTACAATTAATGGAAAGAGTGCTGAACAAAATGATTTTGGTGATATGTATGACCATGATGTTGAAAGCGCAGAGCCTTATGCGTGCGCAGATATGCACTTTGACCCAAAGCCTCCAACAAAGGAAGTGTTAGATAAGTATCGCATAACAGAAGAAGAATATTATAACATCTGCAACGAACTGGAATGCGAACTATACGTAGGTGGTTGCGGATGGTGTATTTAACCGCCTTCGGGCATAAATAGATAGAAGTATGGATAAACAAAAAATGGAAAGAGCAAAAGATATTGAATATTTATTGTCCAACTTAGATCGTATGGAATATTGGTCGAGAAACAAAAATACTGATCACCTGCTAGAAAATGGTCTTTATCATTTATGTCGCGGGGATAAAGAATTTAGTGGCAAGTTACACCAGCTTATTTCAGATACTAAACAGAGACTTCAGAAAGAGTTTGATGAGCTTTAGTGACTAACCATCCTGTAAAGGATAAAAAAGTAGTAATATGAAACATAAGTTTACGGTTGTCATTGAATCTAATGATGATTCAGAGGACAGAGAAGTAGTTAAGAATTGCCTGCAAGACTGGCTTGAAATGAATTGTGGACAAGAAAAGTACTTGGGCGGCTATCCAAATTGGAAGTCAGCAGAAGTTGAGTAACTAATCATCCCTTATGGGATATAAATATAAGTAATATGAAAAAGTTTATTGGTACAAAGGTCATTATGGCAGAGCCTATGACTATGACAGAAGCACAGAAAGTGCTTGGTAGAGAACTTAAGCCAGCAACAGTTGAGGAAGATGGCTACTTGGTAGAGTACAAGGACGGATATAAGTCTTGGTCTCCTAAGAGTGTGTTTGAGGAAGCCTATCGTGAAGTAGGCTCTGTTAACTTCGGTGGTGCTATTGACTTGCTGAAGGCTGGTCTTGCTGTAAGACGCAAGGGATGGAATGGAAAGGGATTGTTTATCGTGAAGCAGGTTCCTTCTCATATCACTGGTGACATCATTCCTAAGATGCAGTCACTTCCTCAGTCTGCCAAGATCATCTTGATGAATCGTGAGAATCCTCACATTGACTACACAAATCAGATGCTTATCATCAATCCAGATGGAAGAGCAGATTCTTGGGTTCCTTCCGTATCTGATGTATTTGCGGAAGATTGGGAGGTAGTAACAGATTAACTAACCACCCTCTCCTTGGCAACAGGGAGAGGGTAAAAAGAAGAGAATATGAGATTAAGTGAATTTAAAGCAGGTACTATATTAATTGATGGTGATGGCAAAGTGTTTATCCATGATGGCTTTATTAACGCTGATGGATATGGTGTAATAATTGGTGAGGATTCTGACGGAATGATTCAGAAATCCAATGGTATTGGTAACTGGATGAAGGAAGGGTTCTGTAGAGAAGCAACTTCACAAGAAATCACTGATTTCTTTGCCAAGGTTCGCAAGACACAGAAGATTATCAATTACTAAGGAGGATAAGCAATGAGCAAAGAATCTGTAATACAAAGCATAAAGGAAGAGTTAGATTATCGTGATGCTTTTGGGAAATATATAACGTCTAGCGAAGGTTATCTTTTGGCTATGCATGCACTGAGTGCACCTAGTGTAGCAGAAGAATATACTAAATGGAAATTAATGGATTTGGGGCTATTATGACAAGAGAAGAATTACAAAATAAATTCGGCATTGCTATCTGTGAGTATTGTCGTAAGCACGTCATTTCCGAATATAATCTTCGTAAAGGATGGGTTTGCGAGAAGAGTTATCATAAGGAAGCACAAGATGGCTACGCAGCAGAAAATAACATAGAGTTGGAGGATTTAGTATGAAAATTTTGAAGCGATTATTATATGTATTACTTATGATTCCTATATGTACTATAGTATTCGTAATTGAAAGTCCTTTGTTACCTGTAATCATACCAGCAATATGGGTTATAACAGGAAGTACTATATTACGAGTGAAAGTAACTAAAGGATGTAAATCATTCTATGTGTGCACTATTACTCAGATAGTGTATTATAGTATGGATAAGTATTTAACTAAATTATTAAAGCTATGAATAGAATTGAAGCTAAAGAATTTTATCCTATTCTGCAAGCTTATGCTGAAGGAAAGGTAATTGAGTGTAGAACCAAACCAAATACCATAAAAGGTACAGATGTTCCGAATGATTGGACGGAAACGAAAGAGATTGAGTTTTGGAGCAATATTGAATACCGCATCAAGCCAGATAGTAAGGCGGAAGCAAAGTACCGCCCTTTTGCAAATGCTGAAGAGTGCTGGAATGAAATGAAAAAGCACCAGCCGTTTGGGTGGGTGAAGGATAATGAGACACAAAGCTTTTTTGTATGTAAGGCTTTTGGAAATCTTCTTTTTTCCATAGGTATTGAAGATAAGCCTTATAACTACAATGAAGTATTAAGAGACTATACTTTTGCCGATGGAACTCCTTTCGGCATAAAAGTGGAGGGATAGTTATGGCATGGGTAGCAAAGAATAAAGATGGCTCTGAAACAATTTATGAAGTCAAGCCATACAAACGCAACGATGAGTGGGTATCACGGAAAGATGGTTGGGAAAGACCCTATCAATACTTTAATATTCCACAAGGTAGTATCAAGAAGCTCATTGGAAAGAATTATCTTTTAGCGATGAGCCAGTAGAACTTAAATAATTATAGTTATGTTTGAATTTTATGTTATACTTACCCTAGCTGTTCTGTTTATAGCTTTTATGGGTGGAGTTATCGGTTATTTAATTGGTAAATATTGGAAAAAGAAGAATTATAGCTTATGAAAGTTTGGAATAAAATTAAAAAGTGGATGGCGGCTTTCACGTTGATGGTATGGTTTGGATTTACATTATGTCTATGCGGATTTAAGCCATCCACTTTAGAATACGAGATACTAATCATTCCTTCGATCTTTGGTTTTATGTGGATAGTTGAAAAGTTGGATGAAATTTAATAGTTATGAAAATAGAAAATATCAAGTTCAAGGCTAAACGTCTTGATGGTAAAGGATGGGCAATCGGAGATTTGCTGCATTCTTACGAGAATGGTGTTATCATAGTTCCCATAGAAGGTGGCGGCGCTTTTTCTGTTGACCCTTCTACTGTCTGTATATTCACAGGTGAGAAGGATATGAATGGTAATGAGATTTATATCGGTGACATTATTTCTAACCTTGAAACAGGTAGTATTATTGAGGTGGTATGGAACGACCGATTGAAGGAATTATATTGCAAGTTTCTTAATGCTGATAAAGGTTTAGAAGTTCCATTTGGGATATTTGTATCAAGGTACAAAAGAATCGATGTCTTGAAGTCAAAATTCGATAAGGAGAAATAGCGTATGAAGAAGATTATATTATTATTTGTATCGGTTATATTCCTGCTCGTTTCTTGCAACGAGAACAAAGGAATTAATGTTCCAACATCAGACTCTATTAATGAAATTAAAGTAGAGAAGCTATTTGTTGTGGATGATATAACCGTATATCGTTTCTATGATGGTGGCAGAGTGGTTTATTTTACCAACAAAAGAGGCGAGGTAAAGACTCTCCATGACGAATATGACCCTGCAACAAAAACAACAAGAACAAAGGTAGTAGAAACTCTATGTAACGAAAAATAGTTATGGATAAAACAGATTTATATTCAGCATTACTCTTCCTGATGCTTAAACTGGAAGAGGCAAAGAATAGCTCGATGCAAGACAAGAACTTTGTCTTGGCATTGACGGAAGTGCTCAGATATTTCCGTGATAACGGAGAGTTAAAGAAAGCCTATGAAATCCAAAAGGATTCTTTTATTGACCTTACTAAAGGTAATTGGGCGAAATGGATAATGGAGATTCTTGCATCTAAAACGCAAGAAGACGGTGTTGATGCAGAATTACCAGACATTGAAGCCTTAATAAAGGAATGTACTTCTAATCAGTTCATCGAAAAGAAAATCAAGGATATTCTTGGCGATCAGGCGAGTAAAGACGAATAGTTATGGAAAGATTAACTAAGGCTATGGATAAGTATTTGTCGGAAGCTATCGCTGAATGGGATAAGGAGAAAGCTGCCGGATCAGGTAGAAGAAAGGTCAGAAACTAAAATAAATAATAGTTATGAAAATAGAAATCACAAAAGTTACAGATTGGGAGCGAGTGGTGGATGCTGCTCGCTTCACACAACGAAAAGAACCGCTGGGTAAGGAGCCTAGCGATGAGTTCAAGAAACAGATGATTCTCAGCGAGCACTCGCCACTGAGATTGCTGGAGTTTGATATTAAGATGTATGGCATACCATACTGGGTGAGCAACCATTTTGTTCGCCACGTTCACGCTCAGCCATTCGTCTCAACCTCCCGACCGGATATTACTGGCTCCAAGGTATCTCGCCACGATATGCGTCAGGATGATTTGGTCAACTTGCAGCTATCCCTCAACGCTCAGGAGATTATCAATATCTCGAAGCTGAGACTATGCAGTAAGGCTGCAAGAGAGACGAGAGAGATTTGGTATAAGGTACTTGACGAGTTGGTTCGTATTGAGCCTTACCTCGCATCCGCTTGCGTTCCTCAGTGTATATACAGAGGATTCTGCCCAGAGCAGAAGTCATGTGGAAGAAGTACTTATTCTTCCTATGAAATAATCAGAAGAGAATATAAAAAACTTAATTTATTGTGTGTAGATAGTATATGAAATATCCAAAATATAACGTCAACGAGTTTGTCGGTGGTCACTTCGAGTACATCACTCCCTGCCCATTCGGCATTCAAGGCAAGTACACCCATGAACTCCTGATGGTGGGTAGCCTTGCTTGCCAGCGATGCGAGCACTTCCGAGGAATCAACAAAGAAGATGGTATCGTATCTTGTGGAATCGAATAGTAAAAAGAGTGCAGCCTATCTGCATTCATCTTAATAATTAATCAAATTTAATATATGAATACAAAGAATATTTCAATTATTCAGCGCATCACAGAGCGCATCCTTGGCAAGAAGTTCTATATCGCAGTCATTGCCAACAAGGGAACCAGCAACTACTTCGTCAACTCTAACATCTATCGCTCAGAAGATGATGTTATCGCTTATCAGAAATACATCACCACTGACGAGAGAATGAAGGAGAGCTTCGATTTCGTCTGCTACTACTCCTTCCGTTCCAAGTTCGACTTCCGCATTCCTCTTGGCGGCAAGCCATTATCTCTTGAAGAGGCAAAGGAACTTAGCAAGAAATAAGGTATGGGAAAGTTGATTGACCTGAAAGGAAAGCGGTTTGGCAGACTCTATGTCTGCTGCCGCTCCGGCAAATCCAGTAAGAATGGTGTTTATTGGATATGCAAGTGTGATTGTGGTAGAGGTGTTTCTGTTCTATCCTGCAATTTGCTCCGAGGAGTAACCCAGTCTTGCGGTTGTCTCAGATCGGAGAATGCCAAGCTTCGCCTTCGCCAGTACAACGAGAAGAAGGCAAAAGTAAACGGATAATAATCTTTTCTAACCAAAACTTCGTATATTTGCAAAATGATATTCAGTTATATTAAAGACAAGATATGCAAGAACATCAAAGGCTTCTTGTATCGTAAGTATTTCGTGGTGCTTGATGGTAGAGCCAACTCTGTCACACTCTCGCAGAGTATCTACAACCATATTATGCAGATAGAGCGCACAGATAGCTCCATCTTCGTCTTCCGTATCTCCAGCAGAGGAACATACGGATTCTGCCTGAGAGAGGACTGGGAGGAACTCCGCAAGGCTCAGACTTACTTCTGTCCACTCCAGTACAATCAGGAGCACAAGAAGATTGGTTTCCGCAGCGAACGTCCATCGGTTACAGCCATCCTTGATGATTACAATCTCCCACTCAACAAGATGGTGCGCCTGACTTGCATTCCTCGCAAGAACAAAAATGGCGAGCCGTACTACGAGATCATCCGTCCAAACCCATAACAATACAAATATGATTAAAGAAGTATTATTTCAAGGTCTTTCCCACTCACCTTCCGACCACGAAAGTCAGGAGGGTGAGTTGGGAACTTGCCTGAACCTCATCAACGAGGATGGAGCACTCCACCCTATCCACCAGCCAGTGGTGGTTGACGAAAGCAAAAATATCACCCTGCCATTAACTTCCAGTATCAATCTGGTTCACAAAGTTACCCATGATGGTAAGACTCATTCTCATTATATCATCCGAGATAGTAGCAATGGAAAATGGTATTGGATAGAATCTAATGCTTCAAGCTCTAGCCTTAATGAATTTAATTTCGGTAACGGATTTGTTGTCAACTCAGTATGTGCGATGGGAAATATCCTTTGCTTTGTTGGCTCCAATAGTACGAAGTATGCCTTTTGGCGCAATGGTTTTTATGTAGTGTTGAGTAGAGAAACTATGCAATACAACCTGACCATCACCAATACCTATACTCAGAAGGAAACGGTCAAGGCTGAGATTCCAGATGAGTTCTGGAGTTGCTTTGTGTACGATTCAAACGTCTCGGAAGACAAGCGAGTACTGGAGAAAACAAGTGCTATTGGAACTCGGAAGATGTTTACTGCTATTGATGCCATCGTCAACAAAAGACTTTCTGAGCAGGGAAATGAATACTTCAAAAGAAACGTGATAGGAGTAGCAGCCTTGCGATTATACGATGGATCATACATCAATATCTCAAACCTATTCGTTCTTCCCCACAACGAAGTACCAGCAGTACACGACAATTTTCTATCCAATAGAATCAACTGCTACATTAATGCCAATAAGATACAAGCTCCAAATGGTAAGACGGTAGTATCATCTATCACCTTCAACAAGTTCAACATCAATATATCTAACACCCAAGCGATGGAGGGGATAAAAGAACTTGTGCAGGGTATTGACATATTCCTTACCAATGGAGAAAGCTTTCTGCAACTGGATAAACAATATTCAGTTTCCCAAGCTGGTTTTGATAACACTTGGGATGGTTACATCACTTTGGATAACTTAGAAGGCAAAGAGTTATATGATTACATAGGCAACCTTTCTTTCTATCATTCCATATTTATTCCGTTTGAAGATTTCGGTCAGGCGGTTGCTCTAAAAAGACCGATCGGAACGGAAGAAACCTTATCGCTTGCAGAATTAAACAATCAGGACTTTGGTGGTGAAACATCCATCACGTACAACAACCGTCTGCATATTGCCGGAATCAAGAAGAATATCAATTCTTCTCAAGTAGTGCAATGCACCAACAATTCAAGTATACAGAAATTCTGCATATTCGAGATTCAGACTAAAGACAATGGTACATATTATCTTCAAAGTTCTATAAGTACAGAAGCTTATATTGTTTCTGTACCATTCACGGATGTTGAATATATAATGGTTTATACCACCAGTAATAAATGGAAGTTGAAAACGTATTCCCCTTCCTCTTTTGGTCTATCTTTACACGTATATAATAATAAGGGAAATCTGAATCAAGTGTTGATTAATTCAACTTCAATCACTTCTACAGAATGGGATGCCATCAATCAGAAGGCTGCTGATTTTGCAAAGAACTATAGTGATAGCAACAACAGCTCTTCCCTCATCAAGGTTAGCGAAGCCGAGAATCCGATGGTGTTCCCTGCCAAGAACTCGGTTCAGGTTGGATCATCCATTATCAATGCGCTTGCCGCCAATACCCGACCAATCAGCGAGGGTCAGTTTGGTGAAGCTCCTCTCTATGCCTTCACCGATGAAGGAGTATGGGTGTTAATGACCAATCAGGAAGGAACCTACGATGCCCGACAGCCAGCCAACAGAGATATTTGCTCCAACCCTAAGGGTATCTTGCAGATTGATGATGCCGTTCTGTTCCCTACGGAACGAGGTATCATGATGCAGCGAGGCAGGGATTCCGAGTGTATCACAGATGTTCTTGATGGTTATCCGTTTGTCTTCACCCAGATATTCAAAAACGACTATCAGAAGAAGCTGCTTGCCCTTGGGGGCATTCCTGAATCTGATACTCAATATATCCGATTCAGAACATTCCTACAGAAGGCGAGCCTGATCTATGATTATTACGATAACCGCATCATCGTGTTCAGACCAGACTACACCTATGCGTATGTGTATTCCTTGAAGAGCAGAATGTGGGGAACGATGCACAATGTGTTCCGTTCCACCGTCAACTCCTACCCTGAGTCTTATGCCATCAATCAGAGCGGAAAGATTGTTGATGTATATGTCAAGGAGCCATCGGGAAGCGTTTCCTATTTCTTCTGTACACGTCCGTTGACTCTCGGTCAGGAGAATATCCACAAGACGATGTTCAAGAGCATCATTCGTGGTTATTTCCGCAACGCTGCAAAAGGTAAGGTGGGTGTGGTGCTGTATGGAAGCAACGACCTTTTCAACTGGTTCTACATTCATTCTTCCGTCAACCAGCTTCTGGCTGGTATGGCAGGATCACCTTACAAGTATTTCCGCTTTGCAGTAATGGGCAGTCTCAGCTACGATGAATCAATTCATAGTGTAGGAACTGAGTTTGTTGCCCGACTGCAAAACAAGCTTAGATAAGTTTTTCTTCATTCATGATTTTAAAATCAATAAGGGCAGCCGTCTGTGAAGATAGCTGCCCTTGCTTTTTCGTTAACCATAAGTCTAGAAAGGATGAAGCCTGATCCTTGCTCTTACCGCTGAGCGATTGCTTGCATTCTTTATTTTTTCCTTCTTCTCTTCCGCCAGTGCCCAGAATCTGTCTGCACCTTCTGGATAGACCACCATCAACCATTCGTATAATGCCTGATTGACGATATAGTCGTGAATATACACGGTCATGGTATGTACACTCGTAGAAGAGAATCCCTTTGGCATTCTCAGAGCCAGATAGTAGGCTTCCTCATCATTTGTAGGAGAACCGATGCACTCCTCCCATTCATTGGAATCAAAGCCGCTTCCCAGCATTTCCATCTTGGTGAATCGGTAGAGCACTTCCCTGCAATCCTCTATGGTGGAATCCAAGATTCTCGCCAGCTTATCCCGATTGCCATCCTCTGCCACATCATAGATATTATGGATGAGGTGGGAATCTGCTACCCCACTCCTAATCGAATCCGCATAAGTGTAAGCCGTATTTCTAATGTCGTAGATCAGCTCGCTCTTCTGCAGCTCTATCATCACCTTATGACCCTTGTTGCAAGTCTTCATGCTGCACCTCCCCTCTATGCGCTAGGAGCTGTCCGGCTAGGTCGCTCACGTCTGTTGAACGTTTCGTGCAAGTTTTTCAATGACTCAACCGCCAGCTCGCTATACACCTTCACTTCATCAGGGTTGGTAATGATGAACCAATCCATCAGTGCCTTGTTGATGATGTAATCGTGGATGGAACTGGTCAGCGCATCCTTCAAGCCAAGCGAGTAATTGGATGGAAGCGAGAGATTGATGATGATGTTGTCGGTATCGCTGATCAGCTTGTTGGAAGCCGTAGTGCCGGAACCCTTCTCAATAGCTTCGCTCAACTCTACCAGCAACTGGCTATAGGCATTCTGAATGCTTCGCAATGCCTGATTCTTGTCTTCATCATCATCGCTAGCCTGAATATTGCTGGCAGCCTCAGCATCCATATCCGCAGCTCTTCGGCTCCGTCCTGTCAGGAACGCTTTGTTCTGAAAGTCGTAGATGAGTTCACTCATATACAACGTGATAGTTAAATTCTTTCTTGGCATACTTCTATATATTATATTTTAGTTCGTGTTGGCTTGGTCTTGTTGAACACCTTATCCTTGATGTCGAGCAGCAGGGCAGCCGCATTATCGGCATACTCCTTCACCTTGTCGTTAGCCGTAATCTCGCACCATTTGGCAACGATGCTGTTCACGATGAACGAAGTGGCGGATGAAGTGATGGAGCCGCTCATATTGGTATCGAACCGGCTAGGCATACTCAGAGTCCAGTTGATGTTGCCATCAGTAGAAGAGCCGATGGTCGGCATGAATCTTTTCAGGAGATTGAGCAGCGCATCCTTCGATTCATTATAGAATCGCTCTATCATCGCCAAGTCGGCATCTGTAACGAATATCTGGTCGAAGGCTGACTTGCCATCATCCAGCTTATTCTTTGCACCCAGATAGGCGGTAGTCTTCGCCACCTCCTCATAGATGCTACTTTTTGTGATTGAAATTGATAAATTTGCCATTCTTATGTTTCCTATAGATGATTAAACCTAAAATGATGAGCAGGGCGCACATCGCTCCCATCGACCACATCGCATACTTCAACTGAAACTGCTCCCACTTGGAGAGCTGCTTCTCTATCGGATAGGGTACTGGGATGGAGTCTCTTCGGATGAAGGAATCCACCCTTACCTTATACTGGGTCTTCACAACCACCTTCTTGTGCCATCGGTCAACGAAAAGGGTATCTCCCTTCTGTGAACTTGATACCGAATCATGCACGAAAATGCTGTCAGAAGTATGCAGGGTATCGCATTTTACTACGTCACGATATACGAATTTCTCCGTCGGGACGTAGGAAGTCTTACATCCCGACATAAGAAATGCTACCAGCAGCATAGCCAAAATGTAGATCAGCAACTGCCATACATCCGAATCATACCACTTCTTCATAAGCCTATACATTTAATGCAGCCTTAGCTCTCTTCAAGAATGTTCGTCTGTGCTCCAAGCCGTATGTGCCGCCATTGATGGTCTTGGTGATTGCTAGGAAGCTATCACTATCAGCTAGCTCATTCAAGCCGTGCTTCCACCACCACCACATCGCACTCTTGGTTGCGCCCAATGGCTGCTCCAGCAGTTCGGGATGCTCCATGATGTCACCTCGGCAGTACTTGCTCTTCTGGTAAGCCTGATAGTTGGCTCTACCCGTAATCTGAATCAAGCCCCTACCCCGATACTTGTAGCCATCGCCATCTTTCAGGTTGCCGAGCATATTCTTCAACTTGCCCTCATCATACTTGTGGAAGTAAGCCTTGTTGCCCACCTCCTTGGTATATCTCAGCTCGCTGGTTTCGTGGGCTATCTGAGCCAAGAAATGCGCCATTCGCTTCGGTGTATCAATATGGAAAACCTCGGCATAGCCGTTGATGTAAGGCAAGAAAGCATCCACCTTATCCTTGGCATTCGGCATAATCTCTAAAATCTGTTCTCTTGTTACCTTCATAGTTACTTGCCCTCCTTTACTTGTTTCAGCATATTTGCGAGTTCGTCCTTCACCTTACTCTCAAAGTTGCCCAGTTTGGTCTTGAAATAAATGTTCACTCCGAAGATTGCCCCAGAGTAAACCAATGTCTGACTGACGTACCAGAGTACACCATCAGACACCACATAATTGTTGAGAAAGAATGATAGGAAGGTGAGGACAACACCACTCACTAACATTCCAATAGCTGCACCATATTGCAATCCTTCACGCACGTTTGGAGTCATATCTTATCTTTATATATTATTAATAATATGCAAAGATAAGATATGTTCCCGTAACAATTATCTTATCCGTTAATGTTGTGCCATATCTTGCTTGTAGGATGCAAGCAGTCAGGGTCTTGGAGGTATTCGATAGCCATCATCACCACCATTTCCTTCAATTCCTCCTCATCTTTGCTATATTTTTTCAGCATCTTATGATGGTCGCTTCTGATCAGATTCATCGTAACCGCCAAGTCAAAGATGTTGTAGTCGGAAATATCATCCTTATGCTGGTCAAAGGCTTTCTTTATCTCCTCATCCGTAAAGAAAGGAGCCATGTGCTTGGTTCCATCCTCATCCTCGTACCACATCTTCTTGATGGCATCATCCGCAAAGTGCTTGTCAAAATGCCCTTCGCTTAATACACCATACACCATCGCACAAAGATGATGTACCTCTACATCGTTCAACTTATATGAGAGATACTTACCCATAGCCTTGGCTATACTCAACATCTGTTCAGGAGTCATATCCTGCTGATACTTATCAACGAAATCTACAAAATCCATAATATATAAAAATTAAGAGTTTATGATGCTGCAAAGATACATATATCTTGCGCTGAGCACCATAAACTCCCAAAGATTTCTGTAGTCATCTGAATATCAGAAGAATACAGTTACGATAAAACACCTCCTTTCTTTATTCGTCCTTGAATTTAGTTCTCTTCTCACCACCCCTCGACCAGATGTCGTTCTTCTTGCGCTTCGCCACCTTGCCGAGTACATCATTCTCGTAAAGGTCGGGATTGTCTTCCCTGCCTTGGGTCTCCGTAGCAATACCATTGTTGGCATTGCTACCTTGGCTGGCATCAGGTTTCCCATTGCCATACCATTTCTGATTATTCTCCTTGTCTGCTATCATATCTAACACTAAACATTAATAACTAATCACTATGCCGAAAGCGGTGCGTACTGCTCGCTAGGCTGCACACCCTGACCGCTCATCATCTGCTGCAGCATCGCCTGAGCCTTTGGATTGCTCTGGGATGCCTGATCCACTTGCGCTTGCAGTTGAGGAGAGAAACCTTGTGGAGTCTCGCCATTCTTGATTGCCTCCTGCTGGGATGATACCGACTGCAGAAGTTCGTCACCGAATGGGAAATCACCTACCTGCAACAACTGCTCCAAGGTGATAGCCTGAGCTTGCCACAACTGCATCAGGAAGTCGTTTGCCATCTGACGATATACAGGAGTAGCCGTACTCTCGGTGATATTGATGTCAAACTCTACATCACGAATCTTCTTCGGATCATAGCGCACAATCTGCCCTGCCCTGCCAACGATGTTGAAGTTGCGTGCCACATCATAGAACTGCTGCATATTCTTCACCGTCTTGTAAGCACCATCAATGATAAACTGGCTGAAACTCTCCAAGATGTCAAGCAGAGACATGGTAGCATTCTGTGTCTGCTGGGCATAGAGTGAACCACTCGTACCCGACACTCCTGGTTTACCCTGCAGCGCACCATTCACACCCGATATATCCTCGAAGAACTTCAACTGATAGTTGAGCAAGTCACCGATACCGATGTTCGTTGAGTTATTGGCTACTTGCTGAGGAACCTGACCACTCTTGTTCGGCTTATACCTTACCACTCCGTTGAATCTACTCCACTCGTCACAGAAATCATCCCAGCTCATATCATCCGGCAGACAATCCTCAGGACAGAGCAGCACACCCTTGGCACTCGCCCTCATAATGAAGTCGTACATCGTGATCAGTCTGTTCACATATCTCTGCTGGTCAATCACATCTTCCACGAAGCTATGAATCTCGCCATCAATAAACGGATAGAACTTGAAGCAGTATGGATGCTCACCGTGGGCATAAGGGGTCTCACCCTCTCTCAGAATGTCACCGAAAGGAGAAAGATAGTAGAAGTGCCAGTAATCATCCATAAACCACTCAGCTTCAATCAGAGGAATATCCTCTTCCATCATGCCAGCAGCCATACCTCTCCTGATTCTGTCTCTGTTCTCTGCATCTACAATATCAGCCTTATCCTCAATATCAATCTTGAAATCGTCACCATTGTTATAGTCGTGACAGCGATAGCGTGGCTTACTCTCCTTGCGCCATACCTCAATCACTCGGCATAGTGAAGGATTGGCAGGATTCATGAAGTCGATGGTCTTCGGATCAAACTCTCCGAAACGCTGGGTGCAGTCAGCTATCACGAAGTCTCGGTCAGCAGCCAGTCGGTAAATCTCCTTCAACTTCCTTGCTTCGGCAGGAGTCTTGGCAAATTCTCTCAGCACATTGCCGATGGTAATGTCGTGAACCTCACCCAAGCAGCTAACATCCCATCCTCTGAAATCCCTCATATTGTTGTCTATGAAGAAATTGTTCGGATTCACATAGTCTGTCCAGCAATCCAACCTTCCCCTTCGCCATCCATACTTCTTCTTGTAGATAGCCGCACCGCTGATCAGGAACTCCTCCATCGTTCGGGCATCCATTTCCGTCTCTCGGTTCAGTTGTCGGTTGCATTGCAGCACCACACTCATCGTTTCGCCATACCGCTTTTCATCCTTATCCCTAGCATTGCACGTAGGTTCCTTGCTCTGGGAGCGATACACACCCAGCACATTCTTCACCAGCCTTCGGATCAGGTTGTTCTTGAGCGGCTCACTACCCTGCTCACGGATATAGTCTTCCTCTTTGATACGCTTGGTAAAGCCGCACCGATTCTCGATTTCAATGAGATCTCCCCACTGGTCTCCATAGCAGTACCGCTTGTTTCTCTCCCTACGCTTTCGGAAGTTATCCATGTTGTTATAGTATCGTTGTGCTTCCAGCAGGATGGAGAAGGCACGCTCGTATGGCTTGTCGAATCGGTTCTTGGAAGCTTTTACGCTATCCAGTTCCTCTCTGTCCACCACCTTGCTCAGCGACAACAGCTTTGCTTTTTCTTTCTTCTTTGCCATGATTACGATGTTGTTGGTTCAACAATATGTGCCAGTTTTCTGGATACACCCAATAACCCAGCCGCAGTATCGGTATCTCCCATACTCACGCAAGTGAGATAGCCAGCCATATAGAGGATAGCATCTTTCAGGTTGCTCTGTAGATTGATATACCCTGCACCACTGCTTTCCGTGATGATTTCCGGCTGAGCCACATAGGTGAAGTCAACCGTCACGCTATTCGATTTGCTCGTATATAGTTCTAGGTATCTACCGCCCTTGGTATGGACGATAGCCGCAATAGGTCGGTCGGGATTGCCCCTCACTCCATATTTGCAGCCCTGATACTTGTAGGCTTCATCATTCTCGGTGATGATTTCGGCATTGCGGTTCCAGTCGCTGGCTCTTACACTGAGCAGCCTGATCATATCGGCTGGCATATAGACCGTACCGACATAAGCATTGTTCTTCGATGCCCAAGATACGCTGATGTTGTCTAGTTTGATTCCATCCACCATATCTACTGGCGCATCTGAAAGAATGATACTTGCTGCATCTACGATTTTACTCTTGATAAGTTCTGCCTGAGAGAGCGTATCAGTATCATCGGGAGTCAGCAAGCCGGAAGACTCTTGGTTTCTGTCCAAGAGCACCTTCACTTCTTTCACCAAATCAGATACAGCATACTTCTTCATTATTCAAGTCCTTCTAGTTCAACACCCTTTTCCTTGGCAATAGACAAGATGTCCTCCTTGGTCTTCAACTTCGAGCGGCTCACACCGAAGGTCTCAGCCAGATAGTCTCTGGCATCCTCAAAGTCTGTCACGATATGGGTCTTCTTCTCCTCAGCCGCCTTCTTCTTGGTCTTGGCAGTCGCTCTCTTCTTGGCTTCGGCAGCTTCCTTCTTCTCGTCAACGGCTTCCACCAAGAAGAACTTGTCTTTGAACCAATAATGAGACTCGATAGCCTTCTGTAACTTCTCGTCTCTTGTGCCATAGATACTGCAGCCCATAGTCTTACCCTCGAAGACAACTCTCACTCGTTCGTTACCAACCATAACGCTGAACGACAAATCCGTACCAGCTTGATATTTCTTATACATGATTATACCTTATTATATATGTGTTATGAAAAAAGGGATGGGGCTAGTGCCCACACCCCTCTCTATTTAATGAATAATTTGCCGAATTTGCCCTGCATTAAGCAGCAGCCTTGGTCTATTCTGTCTCAGATGTGCCCTCTGCATCAGGAACCTTGGCAAGTCGCATACGAGCGTGTGCCTTAGGGTACTTCAAGTACAGACAAGCAACCTCCTGAATAACTACTGCATCGGTGTTACGGATTCCAGCCTTCTTCAAGTCGAGAACGTTACGAGTCCAAGACAAGTGTACTCTCTTCACCAAGAACTCAGGATCAAGAGCGAATCCGCAGTCACTCATACCGAAGAGGTCGAACAACTCTGAGTGAATCATCAATACCTCACCGAAGTCTGTTTCCCAACTCTTGAACTTCAAGTTCCATACCTCAACGGTGTCCTTCAAGCGGAACTTGTCTGAATCAATCTTGCTGAATGCACGGACGAAGTCTGAGCCAGCGATAACCACCTTGCGCTTGTTGCCGATACCAGTGCCGACAAACATATCCTTGGAAATATCTACCAGCTCCAAGTCTGTGATAACTCGCTCATTCTTGGTGTAGCCCTTCTTGATCTCATCGGCTGTAGCAATATGACCTACCTCAATATCCTTGCCAGCCATCCACCAGATACCCTTGGTAAACCACTGAGCAGAGTTATTCTTGGTAGTATGCTTGATGCAAGCCATATCACCGAAGAGATAAGAACCCTCCATGGCAAGTCGCATATCATAGATGCTATCCTCCTCGATGTCTGAGAAATCCCAATCCACTCGCTTGTCAGCAATCTTGTCGAAGGTACTCTGCTCAACCTGAATCATGAAGTTCTGGCAGTACTGAATATCAGAATCAGGAAGGTTATTGAAACGACCAGTCTGTACATCCAGCTCACCGCAGCTCTTTGCCATACGAATCAACTTCTGACCCTGCTTCAAGGCAGGAACACCGATAGGCTGCTTGCTGACCATGTTACCATTAATGGCATACACAATAGGATAGCCTTCTGTGTCCTTACCACACACACAGAGTACCAAATCAGGAGTAGGAGCATCAGTAATGGTTGAATAAGCGACACCCTTATAGTTAGTGACAGCCTTCACACCTACCACTCGGATGGTATCGTCAAGCGTAAACATTTCAGGGTCTTCTACCTTCAATACCATAGATGTACCAGTACTTGCCTCTGTATTCTCTTTTACTGTGGTTCGGATAGGACGAGTACCGATACTCCAATACTCAACAACAAAGGAGCTTGCCGGCTTGGTTGTGGCATAACGGGAAATCTGATCCACTGGTGTTGCCATCGGGCGAATCTTGATAATCTTCTCGTTGATGTCATTGTTGTAATACTCAATGCCCTTCTCGTTAAAGTGCTCACGACCCTTGGTTTCGGTAGCGATACCCTCATTCTGACGAGCCGCACCACCATTGCCAGCTTCACCAGCAGCAGGAGCACCGCCAGCCTCCGCAGGGTGACCACTCTCAGAAGTACCGCCATCAGGAAGAGTAGCCTCAGCCATCAGCACCTGACCATTGACACCAAAAATAACTGCCATCACCATAATGAAAATGGAGAACAGTCGATTAAATGTACTTTTTGTTACTTTCATTATCCTAAATATTAATTAAACATTATATAAATCTAACTCTATCTTATCGGATGCGTGTTCGCTTCTCGTTTCCACGCTCCCAGATGTTACCTCTTCGGTTAACCCTGTCAAGCGCACCCAGTTCCGGCTGGTTGTCGGTATTCTTGGTCTCGGCATTCGCTGAGTCAAGGTCGGCAGTACCATCGCCCTTCTTGCGCAGCTCCAAGTTCTTCATGTGCTTGGTGTTCTTGCCACGCACCTCACCTTCGTGAGCAGCATCAGCTACATCTGTATCGTGATTCTTTGCCTTGATGAAAGCGGTAATCATATCCTCGGTGAAGATACCTTTCACCACATTGTTCATCGTCTGAAAGCACTGGTCGATAGCTTCGTTCACCGCTTCCTCGCCATACTTCTCCTCCAGTTTGTCGAAGACCGCATAGCTGGCTGGCATGTTCTTGTCGTACTCCTCCTGCAATTTCTTGCCATCAGACGCATTCTTCAAGAACTCAGACTGAGCATTGGCAATCTCGTCAGCATTATCAGGATCAGAGTAGTAGTCGATAGCATCCTCTCCGTGGGTACGAATCAATTCTGCATAAGGACTCTTGCCAGCCTTCATCGCTTGCAGGAAGGTAGCCGCTGCAGGGTCACTTCCCATCCAGTCAGCCATAGCCTTCTCGTTATCCTTGTAACCTTGCAAAGACTTCTGGTCGGCATCATAATCATCATTGATAGCACCATAGATAGCTTCATCATCCGCATACTCGGTATCGGGATGACGAGTCTTCAAACGCTCCAAAGCCAAGTCTCTCTTAGTCTTCGTAGCTTGCTGTGCAGCAGCACCAGCATTCTGTTCCGTATTTGTATTATCAGGCATATATATATGTATTAATTTATAAATCAATGCCCAAAAGTAATGCTTTTCCGCCTATAACCAATCTTATCCGTTAACTTTAATTAATCGTATATGAATAATTTGGTTGTTTCAATACTTTTTTGTAACTTTGCATCATAAGAGAATGAAACATAAAGGATCACGATGTGACTTTACACAAGAGCGAAACGCTGACATATTGAGGGCTTACAAGGAAATTATATCAGTAAGAGACAATATCAGCCTCTTGGAGATTGAGCAGAGATTACTGCAATCTTCAAGCAAGCGTTTTTGGGTCTCGGATATCAGGGCTTACAATGTTATTCTGACGATGATCAAAGGGAAATCCTTGAATGACATGAACCCTACCAAGAGAGAAATGTTTCGTGAAATATACCGCAGATTTATTGATTATACCAAGCAGCATCCTTCTGTCACCAAGTTGGATGCCATTAGTTACGTGTGCAATCAGGAGGCTCCAAGTTTCTATCTTTCTCCGAAATCCATACACGTGATTCTTCATAAGGTGAGAAAGGAGGAGAAGGAAAGATGTTACGAACTAAGAAAGAAAAGATTGCGCTTTATGCTGGGTACATTATAATAATGTGTATCACATTCCTTGGATATGATGGGATGGGTCTCTATGAAGATTGCTCTATGCTGAACCGACTTACCTACCCGTTCTTCCATCAGAACGTCTTCCATGCTGCCATCAACCTTTGGGTGCTGCATCAATGCCTGAAAGCCAGACCTTGCGGCATCGTAGATATGGTGGTGTTCTATCTCATAGCCATAAGCTATTACCCCAGTTCTAGCGTACCCATTATCGGTCTCAGCGGTATCGTATATGCCTATATGGGATATATCGCCCCATTCGTGGAGAAGAAGGTGAGATACAACATCATCATTCTCTCGTATATATGTGTAGGATTTTTCATTCCTTGCATGGCAGTGGGCATCCACATCTATTGCTATGTAGTCGGTCTGTTGTGGGGGTATCTTAATTCTCCGATATGCCAAGACAAGTAGCCATAAGAACCAAGCTGACAGATGCACTAGACAAACATGTATTGAGCATCCTGACTGAGAATGAGAAGCGCATCAAGGAAATCAACACTCCTTTCAGCCCGATCAAGGGTGAAGGTTGCGGAGATAAGCGATTCCTGCTCTTCCTTCCTGACTTTCCGATTCAGAAGCAGCACCTCCCGATGAGTATGAAGAAGATTCCGCTCATCAAGATGCTGCTGGAACTGGGTAGCTGCAAGGCGGTGATCGAGGAACTGCATGCGGATATGGATGATCCATACAACCTTGAAGAGGAAATGGAACAACTGGTGGAGCAGTTCACCCGAATCAGGATGAAGCACGACCCCTTCTTCTTCTTCGCCATGTTCATCTATATCAAACCAAAAGGTGGAGGTCTCCCCTTCCGCTTTGTGCTCAGAAGACCGCAGCGCAGACTGCTCAGGTGGCTGGAGGAGAGAAGAAAGAAGAACCGTCCTATCCGACTCATTCTCTTGAAGGCTCGACAATGGGGAGGTTCAACGGTTATTCAGATGTACTTCCTTTGGCTGCAAATTATGTGGCAGAAGGGTCTCAACTCGCTCATCATCGCTCAGGTCAAGGACACGGCAGAAACCATCCGAGGAATGTTTGATGAAGCGTTGAAGGAATTTCCAACCAAGTTCCTGCATGAAATGGGAGAAGCATATTCTGAGAACGAGCCTAAGTTTGTAGGATTTGGTACTTCCGGCAACGTGAAGAAGGTTCCTCAGCGATTCTGTAAAATCAAGGTAGGTTCTATGCAGAATCCGACTTCTGCCAATGGTGAAGATTACAACCTCATCCATTGTTCTGAGGTAGGATTGTGGGAGAAGACAGAAGGAAAGTCTCCTGAACAAGTTGTTCAGAACGCAACCAATGGTGTGCTCTACAGACCATACACCATGATTGTATATGAGTCAACCGCAAATGGTACTGGCAACTTCTTCCATCAGGAATGGCTTGCAGCAGAGAAAGGTGAATCTGTATTTGAACCGTTCTTCGTTCCTTGGTTTGAGATTTATGACCTCTACCATCTTGACTTTGAAAGCAAGAAAAAGAAGGATGAGTTTGCCAAATGGTTATACGACAACCGCAACAACACCAACACGATGTCTAACCGTGATGAGCCGGGTACATACCTTTGGAAATTGTGGCAGATGGGAGCACCATTGGAAGCCATCAACTGGTATATTGTGGAGCGCAAGAAATTCACAGACCATGGAGATATGGCTAGCGGATTCCCATCTGACCCAGTAGAGGCATTCAAGCACTCAGGAGCCAAGGTGTTTGCAGAAGAGAAGGTTGATCAGTTCAAGAAAGGTTGCCGATCACCTAAGTTTATCGGTGATGTTTATGGTGATGGTTACAAGGGCAAGAAGTGCCTACAGAACGTGCGATTCTCGGAAGACAAGACTGGGCAGTTGTGGATATGGAGCAAGCCTGAGTACTTTGACGATTGTAAGGTTACAAACCGATATTTGGTGGTAGTGGATATTGGTGGTAGAGGTAGTAAGGCTGACTGGTCTGTTATCTGTGTCTTCGACAGATACTGGATGATGGAAGGTGGCAAGCCGTATGTGGTAGCCCAATGGTATGGGCATATTGATATGGACTTGCTGGCTTGGAAGGCTGCACAGATAGCCAAGTACTACGATAATGCCCTCTTGGTGATTGAATCAAACACCTTGGAGACCAAAGACAAGGAACATATCTTGGAAGGCGGTGATCAGTCTGAGTTCATCCTGAATCAAATCAAGGATGTGTATGACAATCTCTATGCACGCAAGCAGAGTGAAGCAGACATCAAGGAAGGTGTTCCACGCAAGTATGGATTCCATACCAATGTAGCAACCAAGCCAATGGTTATCTCTGTACTGGTTCAGGTAGTCAGAGAGCATCTATACGTTGAACGAGACCAGCGATGCCTGAACGAGTTCCTTACCTACGAGAGAAAGAAGAACGGAGCATACGGAGCCATTGATGGTAAGCACGATGATTTGCTCATGACAAGAGCCATCGGACTCCATATCTGCTTCAATGAAATGGAAATGCCTAAGATGGTACTGTATCAGACTAGGGTTATGAGAAAAAAGGTTTCTGTTTCGGCAGCAACCATCATATAGTTTCAATTTTAATAATTACGATTATGAAGATTACTAAGATTTTCAAGCGCATCAAATGCGAGATTATGTACCGCCAAGCTACGGCTAAGGCAGACTATGCAGCCAAGAAGAACAAGGGTGAAATCTACTTTGTCCTACCTACGGAGAAGGGCAACCTGATGATTATGAACCGCCCCCTCTTCGAGGCTTTCAAGAAGACAAAACTGGTAGATAAGGATATGAAGTCAAGAGACCTCTTCCGTGATTGTGTCTATCATACCAACTGCAAGAGCGAGAGAGGGAAGCGCAGCCGCAAGCGCAAGTTCCTCAGATGGAAGGGCTTGATTTAATGCCCAAAAGTTAATGGATAAGAGATAGGTAGAGAAAATTCTGCCTATCTTTGCGCTATTATTAATAATGTGTAATATTACGTAACATGGATATTTACAAAATAGTTAAAGGTAACTCTTTCTCTCTTTTTATTCAGATGCAGAAAGCTTACATTAGCCAAAACAAACAGATGTTAGAATATCTAGATGTAGCAGCTATCAGCAATCTAGAAGTTATCCTGACAGACTATTTTGGTGAATGTATTGCTGTAATGTCCTCAAAAATATGTGAGGTTTCCAATGGATCATATCCACATAGCGAGATTATGGTTACTTTCCCTAGTGATTTAGACGAAGGTGTCTATGGTATAACAATAAAAGGTAAATACAGAGACAATGACCTTTGCAGTATCGAAAAGGGACTCTTTCGTATTGTTGAGAGAAATGGCAAATCTCACATCCCATTAGGTGTTGTTGAAGGAGAAATGGGTGGTATGTATAACACCAAGTATTACATAGAGCTGAATAATAAATCAGAAGAGACGCTGCTTTATGGTGCTCTATCTACTTTCAATCCGGCAAACGTAAATTTGGAAGAACTTACGAATGCTAATGCAAATTTTGAAGGCAAGGCTATAACCATTAGAACTTCAAAAGAAAGACCATATATCTGGTTTGTCAGCAATTCTCCTCTAGTTTTTACACAAGCTGGATTTGAAGCAGAACTTACCCATACAGAACTTGGAGATTTACATTATTATTGCACAGACGAATTGATTCCTGATGATTTTACATACAACATCAAAAAAAGATAATTATGGCAGTTAAACAAAAATATAATAATGTACTTGTAAGCGGAAGAAAAGACGGAACACTCACGTACTCAAAATATGTGAAAGACCCTATCACGGGTGTTTCCGTCAAAGATGCTTTGGACGTATTGAAGGAACTTGTGAAAGCTGCTACTGGTATTCCACAAGATTTATTAGACCGAATGCAGGAAAGTGACAAAAATATCCAGCAAATGAAAGACAAGTTAGCAAACATTAAAGAAATTACAGCGGATAATATACAAAGTATAATTGCAGGTACGTATGTTCCTGACACAGAAAATGAGCAGATGCCTGAGCCTGAAAATGACTTTATAGGTTATGTTCGTAATACCAACAAGAAAGTGTACGAAATATCTGATAAATTGGATTCATTTATTGATTCTGACCTCACGACAGAACAGGTTAATGACTTATTAGACAAGAAACAATAATAATATAAATATTATTTAGATTATGGCAGAATATAATTATTTAGGAAAAATTGGTTTGACTGCACTTTGGAACAAGTGCAAGAGTGTGTTTGTTAAGGCTTCTGAAAGGGGCAAGGCAAATGGTGTTGCTACACTTGATAGCAATGGTAATGTACCATTGACTCAGTTGGGCAACATTGATACCACCTTTGCGGAAGTAGTTACAGAACTCCCTTCAACTGGTATCAAGAAGCATATCTACATGATGAAGGCTGGCACCACTGGTGACAAGAACGTCTATGCAGAGTATGTCTATACTGGTGATATTGCTGGCACTTACGATGCAACCAAGTGGGAGAAATTGGGCGAGGTTACTACAACGGTTGACTTGTCTGGCTACGTGAAGACCACAACGTTTACAACTGAACTTGGCAAGAAGGTTGACAAGGTTAGTGGTAAGCAGCTTTCTACCAACGACTATACCACTGCCGAGAAGAAAAAACTGGCTGGAATTGCAGAGAGTGCTAACAACTATGTTCACCCTACCAGTGCAGCTGGAGCCAAGGCTGCTGGTCTGTATAAGATCACAACAGATGCCAATGGTCACGTTATTGCTGCCTCTGTTGTTGCTAAAGCAGACATTACCGCTCTTGGTATTCCTGCAAGTTCTGACTTTGTTGGGATTACGGATGAGTTCATCAACTCGCTGACTTAACGGTGTCTTTTCTATGAACTTTAGTCCAAGCATAAACTCTGGGTGTAATATCCAGGTTTATGTACTAAAGTTATAGTAGAGCCAAATTGTTTTACTTAAAAATTATATACAATGAAGATATTAACTGATACTGGTTTAATGGTGCTTTGGCAGAGGATAAAGGATTTGTATAAGAAAATTTCTGTCTCTGCCAAGCAGACTACCACATCTACAGCAGATGGTGGTACGAATGTCATGACCTTTACTTTTGGTGATGGCACATCTACAACCTTTTCCGTAAAGAATGGATCTAAAGGTTCTGATGGTGCAAGGGGAGCTGCTGGAGCAACTGGTGCAAAGGGAGAAAAAGGTGATAGGGGTCCGGTTGGAGAAACTGGACCACAAGGTAATAGTGGTATAACTGATGCCAGCAACAAGGCTCTTATAAATGATGCCGTTACTGGAGGTGCAACATCTTACCTTTCTGCAGAGGTGGGTAAGCTTGGAATCCTCACTTATGATTGTTCTAAGGGTGGAACTATTGAGCACGCATCTTTACAGGATGCCATTAATGCTGTGCCTACTACCTTCCGAAAGGCGGGTATAAGCATTATATACAAGTCTGGGGATTCTATCTATCGCTATACTCTTAAAGGAAGTTTTTGGTCTAGTGATGCTGCAAATTGGTTTTCTTTTCAGCCAAAAGAAGAAGGTAAGGGGTTGATAAATATGGATGTTGCTGATAGCTACTCTTATATCTCTAACGAGGATTATCTCATTGCTGTGGTTGATTCAAAATACAGAATCCTTGCAGGAATCAAGTATGATGGCAAGCCATACTTTCCTTATAATACAATGTATAGACTAGAGCCTAATAGTGATTGGAAAGCTTTATGGTTAGATGAAGACAATAAGTTAATATTCGGTATCAGAAAAGATGGTTCTGTAGATTGGTCTAAGGGTATTCCTTCCCCAATCCGTAAAGAAATATCTAATATATACAGACAGATTAACCCATCAGCGATTATAAGCAGAAATAGAGACCAGGAAAGCAGAGTGTATGCTGCTGCAAGATGCAATACATATAAAGGAGAAAAAGACTTCCAACTCTGCCTTGTTGGAGACCCACACGACCCTTATTCCCAAGGAGCAAAGAATGCAGTTGATGTGGCAAATTATTTTAGTAGTATTGATGCAGTACTTGTTATGGGAGATATTCAAGGATGGACACCTTATGACGGAAACACAAATGGAAATGACAAGTATGGAATAAAGCCATTTGTGGACATACTTGACAAGTGTATAAAACCGTGGTATTTAGTGGTGGGCAACCATGATGTCGGAACATGTAGGTATGTTTCATTTACAAGAAGTCACCAACAAGTTTGGGAAGATTTGATAAAACCAATGGTTGATAGAAAATTTTTGAGAAGCAGTGAGGTTGATAATGGTAGTGACTATGCCTCAAAGTGTTATTATTACCATGATTTCAATAACTATAAAGTGCGGTTGATAGTTTTGTACGAATATGGTTTTTCTCTTGAGCTGGAGGATAGTAATGAGTATTGGGAGACCATTGATTATGATGAGTCTGCTGTTGAAATGCAGTTGGGTACTACATATACCTTTGAAGCTAATAAGCCGTTAATCTGCAACTGTGGTAAATATAAAGCACATTCATTCAAATTGAAAAAGAGTGTAACCACACCTTACAATACAATAGAGAATGATGGTACGATGCCTCAATATAAACTTAGAATGTTGTCATTCTTTACAAAGAAACAAATGGAGTGGCTGGCTTCAGTTCTTACCAGTACTCCTGACGGTTATGGGGTAATAATAGCATCACATCAAAGCCTTGTTGCGCCGAGTAAACTTACCGACAACAAATTTTCGAGAGGAATAGATCCTGATAATGTAAGTCTAAGAAGTGATGGACTTACGGTAGATATGGCTATGAATGTGGCTATTGTACCAAAAATTGTTGATGCGTGGATAAACAAGAAAAGTATGTCTGAAAGAGTTTTTGCAATTAATAGAGGTTCGTTAAATGATGGAAACCCAGACTATTTGAACACAGAGACAGATGAAAATGGCAAGTATGCTTACAAGTTGAATCTGGACTTTTCTAGCAGAAAGAACGTCAATGCTTATTTTGTCAACTATATCGCAGGGCATGAGCATAATGATAGTATTGAACAGAGTGTTGACTACCCTTCTCAAAACGCAATCATAGTGACAACACCAAATCCTTCTTACAGGTTTATGTCGGATATAGCTGACATTAATGATCCAAATAGCCAAGCTTATGATTCATTAACTTTATATTCATGCAGTAAAGATAGAATCGCTTTGACTAAATATGGTAATGATATAACGAAAAATGGAATAAATCGAGATTTTGAAATTATAAAAATATAATTATTATGAATAAATGTTTAGTTACAAAATTAATGGGGGCAGTCTCCGATGAGACTATTCCATTACTTGGCTATCAGCAGTTTGCATTTAGTTCAAGTAAAAAAGGTAAAAATGAAGATTTTCAAATTGCAGCATCCTATAATAATAAACCTTTCAAGCTAGTTGGTGATGGCTATCTTATTGGTAAAAACGGTGAGTCATTAGGTAAAGAAACTACCCAAGAGGTTGCTGGTATTTACATTAATTCCTTAGACCATTTTTTTATAAATATCCCAAATGGTTTCAGACGAGATAGTGTCTTAGGAATAGTGTTAGGAGAAAATGCATACCTAAAAATAGAAGAAGTTAGTGTAGAGCAAGTGTTAAAAATAGCAGGAAACTCTCCGCAGTTTTATCCGCAGTTTTTTATTAAGACAAATAAAATTTCTGGTGACATCACGAAATTAATTTCCTTATGGACGTCTGGAAGTTTTGCTATTCGTTCAGATGAGATATCAAATGATGCCTATGGAAACTTGGATAATGTAGTGATTAATGGAGAAGATGAAAATAAACTTTATGGTTATAATTTTACTCTATGGAACATTCCTAAATTGACTGGTAATTTGGAGTCTCTGCTAGACAAGTTTGCACAACATACCAATTATGGTTCTTCTCCAACAGCTCACAATATGACCTTTTCATTATTCAATACTCCTCTTGTAAAGTATAAGGGAGAAAGTATTGGGAAGGATTTTAATAAAACCTTTACTATGCAGACAAACAACACTTGGATAGAGGTGTAAAATCTCAGAAGCAAAGGAATTACGTAGCTGACTTTGTAAATATAAAAAAGCTAGGTAGATTAATTTTTACCTAGCTTTTTCTTTAAGACTCTCCTAAAACTATTGGGGCACTTGTATAGTCTTTTCCATTTAAAAGAATAACATTGTGTATTTTAGTACTTCTTTCAAAAGTATAAGGTTCTTCAGATTTTGGGAGAAATCTAGCATATTTGACAATAGCATCATATTCTAGATTATTAAAATAACCTTTAACAATGATCATATTAATTTATTTTATTTGGAGCCGCCACCTCACTCCTAAACATTATGGCTGAGGTAATCATCTGATTACACAGCAAAGATACTTAGTTTTGATGAGATAAATAAATCTATAAGTGTTTTACTTACAACCTGAATATAAAAATACTTATTTCCTATGTAAGTAAAGGCATCTATATATAAAGAAGAAGGGTGAGTCGAAAGATTCACCCTTTTCTTCTGTAGCAAGCCTGCACCAATCCACCAAGCAAATAGCAAGCCTCTTTCCCATACATATCAACAATACACCTTGAAGAACTTCTCACACAAACTCCCCATCATATAGCATGGTTCTTCGCTTAGCATATCAATATGATCCTGCTCACAGATATGCGCTACCACATGAAGAAGCTCATGACCAATCGTGTTAATGATGCTGCCATCTGATTCACACTCCCCAATGGCAAGCACACTCCTTCTTTCGGCTAGGTTTGAATAGGTAAGACCCCTATCTGCACTCTGCTTGGTTAGATGTTCTTGGGATTCTGATAATGGATTGCCGCTGCATCCTATATCAGAAAGAGCATAGCATATCTCATCGGCATCATCCGGCTGATAACCTATGAAACATACTATGCTCCAATCGTACTTCGGGAGTTGTATTACTCTTCTGATCATAACACATCTTCCCAAGGGATAGGCACTCCGTTGTGGCAGCAGTCGGCATAGAATCGGTTGAAGATGAAGCCATCCTTCTGGTCGGCATCATCCACCATATCCTTGATGAACTGGGCTAGCTGCTCCTCATCCTTGATGGAAGACTTGTAGAAGTCTGCCCTAGCCATATTCGCGACATATACATGGTCGTAGCCTATCTTATTCTTCACCTCAATTCCCTGACCTAGCAGAAGGGCATCCACCTTCTCCTTATCCCAAAACGAGATACCAACATCACGCTTGGTGGAAGGGTCGTACTTATACATCTGCTTCACTGCCCACTCACACATTTTCTTGCTGAAATGATAGCCATTGTATCTGAGATAGGCAACCATTGCCTCAGGTTTGAGGTCATACATATCCAATGGCATTCTGCATTTTCCCATATTGCTGAATATTAATGGAAGTCTGGTTCCGACAAAAATGCCGCTACCAAAACTCCCAAGTTAAACACTAGCGACCGCCACCATTGTAGCCGCCACCACCTCTTTCACCATAGCGGTTCGGGTAGTTCCAATCATCGTTCACGTTGTTGAATCTACGTCTGTTCTCACGCTCTTCACGCTCCTCACGCTCTCTTCTCCAATCGTCACGATAATCAGGCATGCGCTCACCCATACGCTCCTGCTTCATCTTTTTCAGACAAGACATAGCCTTGCTGCCAAAACCAAGCATAGATTCGATGTTGTCATACAAATCATCGAACTTATCTTCTGTAATCTCAATCATTACCATAATCGTTAGATATTAAAGTGAATAGATAGGAGATTACTTATTGATGCTCTGTTGGAGCCATCCCATCATCTTGTCAATCTTGCCCTCAATGCCGGAAACCTTGCCTTCAAGCTTGTTGATTTTCTCGGTCTGTTCCTTCTCCTTGGCTATCTGGGGGTTGAGCTGCAGTAGCATTCTCTCGCAAGATTTTACGACTCTCTCGTGGTAATCTACGCTCTCCAGTATCGCCTTGGATTGTCTCAGCATGGCATCGACCTCTGCACTCATGGCTTCCTTGCTATCGCTTACCACAAGATTCTTGTCGTTCGCTATCTGTCCGTTAGCAGGTAGCTGCTTGAAATCCGCCTCTTCGTCACCCAGCTTCACCCTAACGTCCACCACAGTCTCCATAGGTTGAGGGGTGAAGCCATTGTTGAAGGATGGGTATCTCGTCTGAGGGTTGCTAACCGAAACAACCTGACCGATCCTCAAGCTAGGGTTTTCGCCCTTGTCTAGGACATAGAACAAAGAATTAGTTCTTAAACCTTGAAACATAATGTAATCTCCTATTATCTATTCTGTTGTTAAACAATACCCGTCATTAGTTGAAGGGTGTTAGTATCTCGCTCGAACCAGAGCTGAACCACTCCAGTACCCGGCACATCTGCAACCGTCAATGGTTCGCCATTGAACTTGCTAACAGCTTGTGTTGCTCCGTTGGTCTCGAAAAGGATAGGCAGCGTACCAGTCGTTCCAGTCGGAATAGCCTGACGCAGATTTACGAAAATCGTTCCTCTGTAGCTAGCATTCACGAAAGCGTGGTTTTTGAAGGTGAACACCACATCGGAAGTATTCACCTTCACGCCAGTAGAAGCGATAGCTGCCGAGCCATTACGATTCACCCAAGTATAAGGTCTTAACCATAACATAGCAGCCTCCTTTCTTTAACCCCAGAATCCTGCATTGTTAGCAGCATTCAGTCCATACAAGCCAGCCTGATAAGCAACGCAGTTAGGAACTGCAGTGAATGGGCTGTAAGGAGTAGTCACGGTCTCCGGCAACTTACACTTGATACCAGCCACCTCATTCTGCAAGCCAGCCAATACCTGATTGATAGGAGCCACCGCCTGACCAACAATCTGAGAGGTCATAGCAGAAGACTTGAAGGTGCTGTTCTCCTCACGGAGGGCATCAATCTTGTTCTGCATTTCCCTGAACTCAGCTTGCTTCTGACCGTCAACGATGGTCTGAGTACTCTCCTTGATAGCGTTGTGCAAGTCGCAAGTCTGTCGCTGGGTTTCGTAAGCTACGTTAGCGAAACCACGCTCCTGACCAGTAGCTACATTGTTGATGGCATTCTGCAAGGTTCCAGTCTGCTGGCAGATAGCCAAGCGGTTCTCGCAGCAGCAGTTTGCAATCTGCTGAGCAATCTGCATATTACCCTGCTGCAGCGCATTGATAGTCTGCATACCGCTCATACCAACCTGATTACCTACGTTCTGAACCTGAGAAGTCAGGGCAGAGATAGCACTCTGAATCTGACCTTCTGTGCAGTTCAACTGGGTAGCCAAATTGCTGAGTGCATTGCGGTTACCACCGATGGCATCCATCAGGAGACCACGACCATAGTCATTGTTAATCTCGTTGGCGAGACCACCACGACCATTATTGCCGAAACCTCCCCAGCCGTTACCACCCCAGCCCATAAGGAAGAAGAGGAAGATTACCCACATAAACCATCCACCTTCGCCACCGAAACCATTGTTTCCCTTCATGGCAAGAAGGACATTTGGGTCAACACCCTGCTTCTGGAGAAGGGGTGCGAGAAGACCGAGCATCCCATTGTTGGATGTTGAGCCTTCGTTTCCGAATACATACGTTTTACTTTCCATATTATCCTGAAATCTTTTTTGTTAAACACTAAATTATGATTCTCACTTTGTAACGTTACGAGCACAAAGATACGAATAATATGGATAGAGATTGATAAACTCGTAAAAGGTTCTATAAGTGTGTGATGAGCAAAGATTTATGGTTACGGAAAAGGTCGTAAAAATACAGGAGGGGCGATTGGGTCTCTCCTATATATAATAATGTGTAGCTGATGCTATATGCTTATGCCATACTTTCGGGCTTGCTTGCGGAAGAAAGCCTTCTTGTTGGCGAAGAACCTGATGAGCGATTTGTTCCACTTCTTTTCGTGACCGAACTGGTCGTGGATGCCCTCAGGTATCTTTCCATCGTGAACATACTTCTCAAAGGAAGAGATAGACTTCCCCATTTCGTGAGCACACCAGCCCTTGTTGGCTTGGGTATCATTCATCATGGCAGTAAGTAGTGCCACCAGCTCCATATCATTCTCTGATAGACCGCAAGGGATAGGTTTGCCTTCCGCTTGGGCTACTGCTGATTCGTGAGCCTTATCAGCAAGAGCACGAAGTCCTGCTTCGATGATGCTGTAATTTACTAATTGCGACATAAGCATACAATATTAAGATGAGACTGATCAGGAAGACATCGCAATAAAACATCTGGTTTGTGATTATAACAGAACCAAACATCACATGTATCACGTTGACTCCTGCGGTATAGAGGATAGGGATGCGCCACTCTATACACAATCGGTGGAGCACCTGACCTTTCCATAAGGAGATAGGATAGAGAATGTAGGTGATGAAGTAGAAGAACCAGACAGGTTCCTCGTTTTCCTCATACCAGAGAGTAATCTCCATCTTATTGTCATAGAACTGAGATACACCATACCATCTCATAAGCATGACGAGTATGGGGGCATACTTGAAATAAAGCAAATCTGTCTTGATCTTGCTGCGTTCGGGGATAAGCTTAACAATCTCACCGAACATTCTGTTGACACGTTGTTCATTTTCATCTTTGTCCATAAGCGTTTCGTTTTTTAAGTTTAATGGTATTAAACCGTTGATTTAAATATCTGATAAACAGATGTTCTTAGTATCAGCAAAGATAATGGGATTTTTTGAAAACGAAGTTATTTTGAGGGAATTTAAAGTATAATCTTTGTTAATACTTTCAGATTGAAACTTTTCCCTATCAAATCAAGGGTCTTTTGTGCCGGATTGAAAGCAGATTCCTTGCCTAGAGACTATTATCCCCCGAAAGCATAGCTCCTTCGGGGGATAGTCATATTTGCATTACTTCTTCTCAGCCTTCGCCTTCTGGTTAGCCACAACCACCTTATTGGCTGGCTCCAGAACGGAGAGGATTCGCTTTCTCAGTTCACGGATTCTCTTCATATCCTCGGCATTGTAGGCATCCTTACCATCTTCCAAGAAGCCCTTCTTCAACTCGGAAATCTCCTGCTTGTCAAGGGAAATCTCGTCAATGGCATCAATGGCAGCCTTGTTGGTATTGTAGTAGCCATCGCTCTGACTAGGAGCCGTATCAACCAAGAGGTCGTAGGCAGACTTGAATCCGTTCAGTTTGGTGTAGAGTTGTTTCAGCTTCAAGTCCTCGAAATCATCCTTCGGAGTAGCGTGAGCCTTGTATATATCCTCGGCATTCAGCTTGTGAGGTCTATACTCCTCCCCACTCTCCTCAGCACGTTCCTTCTTCTTGTCTTCCTCATACTTCTTCACCTTCACATCTTCCTGCTTATACTGCTTGTATTCCTCTGAGCCGTAGAACCGCTCCAGCATAGAGTAATCGCCATCCACCTTAGCTTGCTTCTTCAACTTGCTCAGGGTATTGGCAGCTCGGTCGTGATTCTCCTTCATATTCCAGAACTCATCACCCTGCTTCTTGGTGACTGGTCTATCATCTGGGTTGCTCACGAACTTGCTTACCAATGGTATGTCCGCCATCTTGATTTCCTTCGGGTCGTTGAGTGACTTGGTAATCAAACCGAGCACCTGACTGCCTATGGTGTATGCACCACCGAGATAAGAAGACAAGACGTGATCAACCACCGCTGGGTTATTCAGATTGTATCTTGGGTCTCCAAAAGCATCTATGGCATTCTGCTGTACATCAGGATAGTCATTTCCGATTGAGTTAACCATCTTCGATACTCGCACCAGCCAATCAGGAGTTCCCACGTATGCCTTGGTGAAGTTCGGGTCATACTTATTGTACTCTGTCTCCTTGAATAATGGTTTGCCAGTGAAGTCAACATTGAAAGCCAACTCAAAGACTGGGCGAATAGCATTCGGCATCAGGCTGACTGCTATGTTGCCATCATATCCAGTTGGGTCGAGCGGAAGCATATCCACTACCTGACCGAGCAAGTCTTCTGCATACTGGCTCCAAGTTTCCTCTGCCAGCTCGCCACCCATCATCTTGGAAGCAATCATATCGCCTATGCCATAGAAGGCACGGAACTCCTGAGCAAGCGGAATCTTTACATATTCGTTGGTGAACGGAATCCACATAATGGCATTGTTTCGTCTATCCCACTTGGAGAACTGCCAGTACTTATCCCTATCATCATCACCGCCCAACAGACTCATCAGGGCAGCATTGACAATAGGAACCAGCACACCACTCGCCAACCAAGCTGCAGTAACAGCCGTGAACTTGAAAGGATGATGCTTGACAAGCGCACCCAAGGTCTGCAAGCTCTGTACAGCCGGATTGATGAAGAGATAGAGATTTCTAATCATCTGCCAGCCATATTCGCCAGTACCCTTGCGGTTGAAGTTCAAGGTTACATCTTTGGCATCATTCACAGCCTCATCAATTGAACGTCCATACTGGATGGAAGTCATATAGACCGCAAATCGGTTGCTATCCTCAATCATTCTGTTCAGGAACTCAATGCCATCCATAATGGTGTGCCCTACCTTTACTAGGTTCACCTTCCATCTATCCAAATCCTTCAAGTCGTTCTTGAATTTCTTCTTCAAGTCTTCCACATCAAGCGAAGAGACAAAGCCAGTCTCGCCACCATTCATCATAAAGTCATAGAACATCTGTTCCTTTGGAGTAGCGTTTCCGTTGTTTACCTTATCTCTCAACTTTCCGTTCTGATAGTCTCTCAGCATGAAACCGAGATTCCAAGAGGTAGCGAGATTCTTTCTGAGGAGATAATTATATCTACCATCCTCACGAATAGCGGTAGAAGCCAGAGTCATAGTCAGGTCTCGGAAGTAGTTGGAAGGGATGAAGAGAGGAGAAAGACTAGTGTAGGCAGCAGCCATCTTTCTTCCCAACCAAGCAGCAGCCCTATCCAGCTTACCGCTCTGAATCTCTCTTACTCGGTGTGCTCTGGTATTGTTCATCGCCTGAGCCAACTGAGGATCACCATTCACGTAGATTACATACTCCTCGCCATCCTTCATCACTCTTACCTCATGTTCTCTCTCCTCGCTATGAGTCTGAGGATAGGCTATGTTCAGTCCGTCTCTCTGCTGGGTAGCATCGCCAGTCTGAGCCATCTGCTCCATCTTCTGCTCGAAAGCATCAATGGCAGCTTTCACCTGATTACTATTCATCTGAGAAGTAATCTGAGGGGTAGCAGGAATCCACTCCTCGTTGCCGTTGGCATCCGTACTCTTCACATACCAAGCCTTGCTCAGGGTGAGCAGGGAGGTAGGATGATTCTGCGCCAAGAGCATCAGGTGCTGCTTCACCCAGTTCTTGTTGTTCAGCAGGATTCCACTCTCTGCCATATTCTCGATGTAGGCGATAGGATCATCAGCGATAGAGGTTCGTCCGTGTGCAGTCTTCAAGGTCTGGTTGAACGCACCCTTGCCGCCACCGATATAGTCCCAGACTTGGTCGGCAGTAGTGCCATCCCAGCCACGGAGAGGAATGTAGTGGCTATACATACCCTTCACATACTCGTAGGCATCCTTGCTCATCATTCCAGCCTTGAAGCCATCACGGAGAATCTTCTTGGTGGCAGCATTCGTAGCATTCCAAAGAGCCTGAACCACGGCAAGATGCTTGGTCTCCACATCCCTTACCAGTCTGTGGGCAGCTTCCTCGAAGTCTGAATCATCGAAGAGTGAAGACAAGCCGGAATAATCGTAGGCGATTCCGTTATCATCATATCGATAGTCCATATAGGATGGAGAGTACTTTCCTCGGAGAGCATTATCCTTCTGTCTCCAAGTGGTGAAATCTACCCTGCCAAACTCCAAGTCGGCATCATTAGACACACGATCCAAGTCGTTTTTGTATGCCTTATATGCTGCACTTCTCTGATTCACATCTTCATAGTCAGCTTCCAAAGACTTCTTGAATGCCATCTGAGCATCACGCTCCAAGCCGTGTTTAGCCATCATATAGACTCGCACGTTGTCGTAGCTATCACCCAGCACCTTCTTCATCTGGTGATAAGCCTTTCTGAGTGGCTGCAGAAACTCGTTGTTGTATTCCTCAAACTCGTTCTTGCCCTTGCCGTGGCTGCGGTTCTCGGCAGTATAGGCATCCTCAGCCATATTCAGGCGGTCAACACCCACCTCCTTCATAATAGCTTCCTGAGCCTTGCGGATAGCCAGCATACTATCTTGGAAGGCGATTCTTTTGAGCACGGAGCCACGCTGCAACTCTCGGTTGAACTCACCAAGGGCTGTATCATCACTCAGAAGATGCTGCTCGTAGGTTGGAGCAGTCTTCCAAAGAGCCATCAGCTTGCGGTACTCGTCCACTCTCTTCAGGAAGTCAACGGCACTCTCGCCAGCGTTACGTTGTGGGATGGTTGGTCGCTGGGTATCCTTAGGCAGATTGTTATCCTTCTTCCACTGGTTCAAGTCGTGCTCAAACTTGTCATAGCGCAAGGAGAATCGGGTATTCCCCACGATATTGGCATTGTTCTCATCAAATATCACATAGTTGGTATCGCCTTCCTTTGCACCGCCAAATATAGTACCAGCCTTATACTTGATACCAGTGAAGCCAATAGAAGACAGGAACTTACTAACTGCACGACTAGCATTTACATCTTTCCACTTCTTTGTTTTTCTTAAAGCATACATTAGAAAATCATAGGCATTACCGCCAAATGAACCATCAAAAGAAAAACCACGCTTTTTAAAGTCGGCAAAATCTATTTTTAATCGCCTTAATTCTTTAATGATAGTATTCTTCTGTTTATCTGTCAAAGGAGCATCCCAATCAAGATAATCTCCATTATCATCAGGAATATCCACATCATAAAGATAAGCAATATTATCAGGAACAGCTATTTCCTCATTCTTCTTTGCAAGAATATCACTAAGTTCCTTTAAATCATCATCATCAGGGAACATTTCTAGAGCAGAAGAAAGGTCTTTTCTCATAGCATCCAATCCCTTGTTTACATCTTTATGTTTATAGATATATTGTCTTACCATATCTTTGTTATTGGCAGACATATCTGTCACAAATTCAAAACCGCCATTATCTTTCCTTATCTTGGCACGTCTTGTGTAGTCCTCAGCAATATCCTTAGAGTTGGTAACATAACCACCCCAGCCAAATGCTTGTGAACCTTCGCCTTCACCCATGTGGCTGAAATCGAACTTGTCAAAGCTAGCACCAGTGCCGTGATAGGTACGGATGCTAAACTTAGGGTCAGAGCCAGTAAGCAGAGGAGCAATAACATGTTCCGTCAACTGGGTAGGGATTCCGTTGCCGATGATGGTATGGCTCAGATTCTCAGAGAATGGCATCTTGTAATCATCGCTCACTCCTGATACTCTAGCGAGCACTCTGCCCATGGCACGATATACCTTACCGTCAGGCATCACAATCACGTCCCCACTCTTGGTTCGGAGCGTTGGCAGGAGTTCATCAGCGAAGGCATGAGGAATCTTTCCGTCAGCATAGGCACTACCCATCACATACAATGGCTTGTCTATGTTTCTCCAGTCAATGTCATCAGCCTTCAAGCGAACGTCCATCCAAGGAGCCACACCATTCTTCTTCTCGGTCAGGGTCGGGATAATATCAGCCACAGCTTCATACCATCCACTCTTGTGCGCCATCTTCTTTGGCTTGGCAGGGAGTTTGCCATCACGAACCGCACGGACAATCAATCTCTCTCGGTTGGTATAGCCGCCATAGTCAGCAGCGTTATACACATCTGCATCCCAAGTATAGCCGTTGGCATCCAGAGCATCGGTAATAATCTTCATCGCTTCCGAATCCTTATACCCCTTCACATTCTCAATGGTCACCACCTTTGGCTTTACGGCATTGATGAACTCGGCAGTACTAGCAGCAGTCTCCTTATCAAGTTCCACCTCTGAATGGTTACTCTTCGCCTGAGAATAGTTCTTGCAGACGGGGCTGGCATGGAAGTACTCCACCTCGCCATTTATCTGCTTCACCAATTCCTTTGGATCAACGTCACGGACATCAGCAGTAACGATATGCTGTCCGAAATTGTTGCGATAAACACCGCTTATCTTCTCGTCATATTCAACTGCCACCACTGGGTCGATGATACCCTTCAAGCCTTCCTCAACAAGACCGCCACCGCTAAAGTAGGTTCCAGCCTTAATGAGAGTGCCATCCTTCAGGGAGAACTTAGGTTCCTTGCCAGCAATCTCTGCCTTGCGGTTCTCACCCAGAGCCTGAGCAATATGAATCATCTTCCTGTTAGCCATCCGCCAGCCGCTCGGCATATCATCAATGGCAGTCTTGATAGCATCATCCACCTCACCAGGAGTGTTCAGACTCTTCAAGTCCTCAGCCATATCAGCCGCCGCACTCTCCTTTCCGTCAGCCATATCACGGAGAGAGAAGGACACATCGCCCACACCCAAGAAAATCTGGTCTTTGCGAGCCACGTCCTCAGTAGATTCAGCGAGAGATTTTCTTCTTTCCTCAGGAGTCATATTCATTCTTTCCTGCACATTTCTTGCTTCCACCTCGCCAGCAAGCGACTTGTAGCTGTTGTAATCATCATTCGCCTGATAAGCATTATACAGACCTCTGTTCTTCTCAACAATAGCCTTAGCCTCATCTTCCTTGCCTTCTGCACGCAACTGGCGAATCTGCTTAGTGACCTCTGCTAATCTATTCTTAATCTCACCTCTAACCAATCTAGGGCTACCTCCTCTATCAAAGCCCTCAATAGACTGGATTGCATGCTGAATCTCGTGATTCAATATACTATTCATATATTTCAGCTCGTCAGCATGGATGGTAATGGTGTTTGTCTTGGCATTATATTCACCATTTGAAGGCATATCGTTCATAATGGCATCCGTTTCAATACGCACATCTTTCAACTGAGGATAAGCCTTGAATAGTTCAGGTGCATCAATCACCTTAGATAGTTTGCCGCCATTCCAGAGCATATCATCCTCATAACGCTTAACGATGTGTCCACCGCCTACGTCCATCGTGTCATTTATCTTGGCATCCGGCATTTCGTATCTCCACTTGCCATCAGCACCACGTTCCCAGCCAGTAGCCATCTTGATAGCCTTGGCATCCTTCTTTTCCTCTTCCATCTTACGAGCCACGGAGAGATTATCCATACGAAAGGTACGCTCCTCTGCCTTATCAGCAGCAGCCGCACCACGCTCGCCAGCGAGAGAGAATCGGATATTGTCGCTACTATTGATTGCATCCATAGTTACCTTCTGTCTATCCTCAGCATTTCCACGCTCATAACTGCTCACATCAATGCCAGCCTTCTTCAAGGCATCTACTACATCACTTGGAGTATCGCTTGGGACGATAGCCTTCTCAAACTCATCAAGTCCGTAAGGTCTCATAAACTTGGTCTCAAAGTAGAACACCTTATAGTCTTTCTTGATTGTATCAAGCAACTTATTGTATCTATCCATCCACTCATCAGATACCTCAACATTATAAGCCTTCTTCAAAAACTCCTTTTCATTTCCCTTATGGTCAGTAAGTTCAACCATACGAGAAACACCGCTATCATCAAACGCATATCTGTTATTGGAGCCAACACGGATTTCGTCAGACAATTCCAAGAACTCCTTGGTAATCTTGTCTTTTATCTGGTTATGTCTCTCATCGCCAAAAGGAATCAACTTATCCTTGGCATTCTTCATGGCAGCAAGCGTATTAACCTCAGGAGAGTTCTTTGCTATGAACACACCCAGTTCCGAACCGAAGGCAGTGTAGCCGCCTGCCACACCCTGTTTCTTCATGAGCTTCACAGCATTGTCTATAGTATTAGGGATATACTTAGGCTTACCGCTAGGGGTAGTGCCATTATAAAGCATTTCCTCAACACCATATTCCTCTGTCTTCTTATCCAGCCAAGATGGGAAATCATCAGATAACTTCTTATTATCCTCCACCTTCTTCTTTGCAGCCCCCATCGTGTCGTGAACATCTACCTTTCCATTCTTTCTGTTATTGCGAACCACATCATTCACGAAATCAGCAGCGATATAGAAGTTCTCCACGCCTTCAAGTTCTTCAAGACGTTTCTTCTTCAAAGCAACAAGCAAATGATTACCCTGCTTTTCTGCACTTGCGATACGAGCCTTCAATTTCTCACGTTGAGCATCTACGTCATTATCCTTGCCAGTAGCCTTATTCATCAGTTGAATCAGTTCTGCTACCTCTTTATCAGTATAATCAGTTTTGTTGCCATTATCTGAGATACGCATTACCTCGTTGGTAATGTCGTTGTCATACTTGCCAGTCTGATAGATAGTTTCAGGATTCATGCCCTTATCAAACAAGTAGTGCCAGTACAATCCGTCACGAACATCGCCACTTGACAAATATCCCTTCCAGCTTTCTCTTACATTGGAATAGATACCATTATCAACATCACCAAGTTTCACGTTCATGTCGGTATTGAAAGCCTTCTCGCCCTGCTTATTCATGATTCTCTCCACCTGAGGATAGGTAGGTGTCCAAGCATCAGCCGTGAAGGTTCCAGCATTCTTGCCAGTTCTCTTAGCCAGTTTCTCTGCCTTAGGAATCAGGGTAATCTCACCATAGTCAGAGTAGATTCCGTTCTTGGAGTCAACAACACCCATAGAAGGAGCCGCAAAACCGCCCTGCTTGATAGCCTTTCTTAGCTTATCAACGCTGATGTTGTGCATACCAAACATAGTCTTCTCATCCTTCAAAGAGAAACGCACATCCTTATTCTTCTCATTGAATCTCTGAGACAAAGGAATCACATTACCATTATCATCATAGGTAACGGCATCAAGCAACTTTTTGTTGTTCTTGCTGTTCTTATAGGCGAAGTCTGTATCATTGATATAATCTTCCTCACGACCATAGCCCCATTCTGCAATATCGTTGCCATCAAACCACACATCATCAACAGGAACTTTTTGTTCGATGATGTTGTAATCGTCACCCCATCCATGCAATTTTGCATTATCAACAGCATAAGCACGACTTGGAGTAACCCAGTCACCATTTCGGAAAGAACCTTCCTTCACATCAGAAGGAACACTACGATACATTGTAATAGTCTTAGCTTTCTTCTGAATAGCATTACGAACGTTATCAATAGCCTCCTTACGCATAGGGTCAGCTGCACGATAAGATGCGGCATTAGTCAACTCCTCCAAGTTGCCGCCATCAATATCATCATTGATATAATCACCAAGAGTTGATTCACCTTCAAACTCGCCATTATCCCAAGCCTCCTTGCGTTCGTCCTTTGTCAAGAAGTAACCATTACCCCAAGGTGCAGCACCATTGAAGGCAGATGTACCTTGATAGCTGGAATCTGTAGAATAGCCAGCAGCATCGGCAGCTTCATTCACCATCTTCTGAGCCTTTTCCATATTGCCATCTTCCACCGCTTTCAGGTATTCTTCATCCTTCAATGAGAATTTTGTGCCATCAACATCAACTTTTTCGCCATTTTTCTTGGTAGTCTCAAAAGAATTGATTATATTTGCAGCAGATTTAAGCTCTTCATCTGTTATTGTGGTTCCAGAATGGTTCTGGAGTGCCTCGATAAAGTGAAGGGCTTTTTCTTTGTCTATATTTGTGGCTTTTCCTTGATTAAACCAGTTGATGACACCTCTTGCATCCTTCGGGAACAATGTAACTATCTTATTCACTTTCAAGACAACACCACCTTTTCTATTTTGATTCTCTGTCTGTATAGCTACAATAAAGTTCCTATCCTCTTTCTTTAACTCAGTTAATATAACCTGACCATCATTACGCCCATTTGTATTGTCAAACACAGAAATTGGATTTGCAATAGCCATAGGAAGGTCTTTAACATCAGTTGCATCAAAAGGATGCTCATGTACATATCCTTGTTTTGATTTGCGCATCAGTTTATCAAAGTCCAGTTCTATTTCTGCATCAGCAATTCCACCAGACTTTAAAAAGGAACTAGAGCGACCCAAGCGAAGAATCTTATCCTTTTGGTTAGGATTCTTCACTAACTCATCTAACCTCTGATTGAAAGCATCGTTTACCTTCTTCAACGAAAACTTAGTGTTACCAACTATCTTTGCATCATCCTCATTAAATATCACATAGTTCAAGTCACCTTTTTTCGCTCCACCCCATATCGTACCAGCATAATACTTGATACCTGTAAAGCCGAGTGAAGATAGGAAGTTGCTAGATGCCACAAAACTGTCACGTTCCTCAAACTTTGTTCCATTCAACGCATAATACAACAGACCATTGTAAACATCGCCAAAGTTTTTGTCAAGTGAGTAACCATTGCGTACCAACCTATCAACATCAACACCTAGTTTCTCCAAACCTTCACGAACAATCTTCTTTTGCTCCTTCTTCATTGGTTTGTTCCAATCAAGGTAATTGTTGCCAGTATCATCAGGTATCTCTACCTCGTATCTGTTAGCCTTGGCACGTTTCAAAGAAGGAATATCTTCCTCTGTCAAGCCCTCAAACAAAGACTTCAACTTATCGAAATCAGCCAACTCCTTCTGTGCTGCATTTTGTTTCCACTCTGGCTTAGTCTCGTCATTGACGATATTCTCATCCTCCTTGATAAGTTCATCCATTCTGTTAAAAGTTTCCTTCTTTGCCTTAGCGAAAGAACTTCTCACAGCATTATCAATGAATCGACCGAACCAATTATCACCATTCATGATAGCCTTGAAAGCCTTTGGAGTCTTTATCTTCTTTACCTTAGCTTTCAGAGCATAGGATGCACCGATTTTAGCCGATTTAGTCACGTAAATACCATGACCGAAAGTTTCTGAGCCAGCACCTTCATAGGCATGTGAAGTATCAAAGCGGTCAAAGTTCGCTCCTGTTCCGTGATAAGTCTTCAACGAGAACTTGGTGTGCTCTGTGATTCTCATATCCTCAGGCTTGAAGATAACATAGTTGGTATCACCTTCCTCAGCACCACCAAAGTTACGACCAGCCTTATACTTGATGCCAGTATAGCCAAGAGAAGCGAGAAGTTGGCTTGCTGCCTTATCATCATTGAAGGTTGCATCATCCTTAGCACTTCTCATTGAGATAGTCTTATAGAAGTTGTCAAAGGTTCTATCCTTCTTCAAGTCCTTAATATCGAAGCTACGCAAAGAAGGCAGTGATTTAGCTACCTTATCTATAAGTTCGTCAGTTATAAGAGCATCCCAATCCAGATAGTTACTACCATTATCCTCAGGAATATCAACCTCATAGAGATTCTTGGCACGACCTTGTTTTATATACTCCTCTTTATACTGCTCCTCAGTCAAAGTACGAAGCACTTCAAGTTTCTTTTTATCATTCTCTATGCTCTTCTGCAAGAACTTCTTGACCTTTTCGTCAAGTTCATTCGAGTTTTTGAGCATATCACTAAAGCTAGCAATAGAGTTTTCTGCATTCTTAATAGCCTGAGCCTTTTTCTGCTCAAACGTTTTTGCTTGCTTGTTGTACATATCTTGCCCTAAGATAGAACTTACAGCAGCTTCAATAGGTGTATCTTCTGAATAGGCATGTCTGCTTTCAGCACTCTGCTGACCTACCTCAGCATAGCTTTTACCAATCTTCTTTGATGAAGTAACATAGCCACCCCAACCGAACGCTTGGGAGCCAGCACCCTCGCCCATGTGGTCGAAGTCAAACTCAGTGAAGTCAGCACCGCTACCATGATATACCTTTAACGAGAACTTAGGAGCAGCAGCTATCTCCTGATTGATGCTGTTCACAACATCATCAGTAACAATATCGCCCTCCTGAATCTGCTGAGGTTCACGTCCAGCATTCTTCACAAGTTCCGCTTGCTCTGCTCTGGTTAAGATACGGTTTACCTTCATCGCACCAGTAATCACCCAAGGGTCAGTCTCAGGGTTCGGGTTGGTACGATACATATAATAGCCATCAGTAGGCAGATGTTTCAAGCCTGCCAATGAATGCTGATACTTGCCGGATGGATTGATACCCTCTTTGCGAGCTTCCTCCTGATAATCTACATCAGCAGCATACTCCACCTCAGCGAAGACGAAGTTCTTTGGGAAGAGAGTCTTGTTGCCATCAGCATCCTTGCGGTTGAACTGGATAGCGTAAGGCACTACACCAAGATGCCATCCTGGTCTATAGGCTAGCTTACCGCTGCCGCCTTGTGTTCCCTTGCCGCCCTGCTTAACCTGAGGTCTGCCAGTCTTGCTTTCTCCTGCTATAGGAGCAGCATCAGCATCAAGCCATACACCAACTGGAGTAGCAGAACCATCAGGGTTCGCTACCATTGGTGGATAGAGTTTGCCATCCTTCAGCACGAACACCTTGTAGCCGACACCCTTCTTCTTAGGTTCAGGCTTCTGACGGAGAGAGAAGGAAACATCTTCACCAGTCTCGGAGTTCGTTATCTCGCCCTTGGCTGTCTTCACATAGGCTTGTTCGATAGAACGGATGATGTTCTTGGTCACATCGCTATACTCAGTACCATAGAATGCCAACTTAATCTTCTGCAATATCTCATGTATAGCAGCGAGCAGAGGATGAGACATCTTCATAGCGAGAGTGTGAGCCAAGTTGAGATCACGAATCATTTCGCCTACCGCATCAGCAACCACCTCCTCAGCATAGTAATCTCTAGCACGTCCAGAGAATCCGGCATCAGAATATCTCTGCATGGTCTCATCTACCGCCTTGTCGAAGGCATCAGAGCCATAGGTATCAAGCACAAGCTGAGTCAACTCATTGTATGCAGCAGGGTTCAGTCTCTTGATTTGGTGGGTCATTTCGTGACCGAAGATAAACTGAGCACCTTCCGTGATAGAAGAGTCAAGAGTGATGAAGATGGTACGATGTATGTTGCCATCAGCATCCTTGGTTTCCTGAATCCATCCGTTGCCCAACTTGTCTGAGTACTGCCACTGAATGTTAGCACCCATCATCTTAGCCAGTCTCTCAAAAGCCTTGCGAGTCTTCTCGCCCACGATATTGTCCACGACCTTCATATCATCCACCTTATTCTTCTCTACGTCAACAGCACGATCAGATGTTGTCTGCTGTGCGCCATTGTCTCTAGCAGAGAAAGGAAGGTCAGTTTGGTCACGCTGAGCACCAAGCGGATTCTCGTCCGTTGCATCCTCAGGAACCTCAATAGTCTCGCTACCCTCCCTTAGTTTGTCAGGGAACTTATTCTGCTCAGGAGCATTTGTCTGCTCATTCTCCTCATCATTAATCAGCTCAGATTCAGGAGCCGTTTCAGTCTGTTGTTCTGATTCAGCCTTATTCTCCTCAGCGAATGCAGCGTTGGCAGCCGCCTTCTTCTGCTCTTCAAGAATGTTCTCAGCCTGAGCGATACGGAGATTCTCAATATAGTTTCTAGCTTCCGAAGCCTTGAAACCGCTATTGAGCACACCAATAAGTGCATTGCGAATATCCTGAGTGTCGAGAGATTCAAGGTTGGATGGACGATTCTCCCATAGGCTATGTACGAGATCATCAATAGTTGTTCCCTTGCCATCAGCAGCGAGGAGCTGAGTCTTGGCAAAATCTTCCCTGCTCAATCCAGTTTCCTGCTTTACACCCTTGCTTGTCTCTGTTCCCTCATAGTTAAGAGAATGAGCACCGAGATTGCTAGCCACATATTCCTCAGCAGTAAGCGGAATTGTATCAGTCACATCAATGCCAGTGCCATCATACAGACGATGCAGGAGAGAGCCTACAATATCTTTGTATAGCTGAGATACTGCCTCTGCATCATCCTTCACCGCACTCTTCAAGCGAGAGAACTTTCTTCTTGCCTTCTCAATGAGATTCTTTCTACCCTCAGCAGTATCTTCGACCTTGGCAAGTTGTCTGCTGTTATAGGCATCACGGATAGCAATAGCAGAGTCATAGGCAGCCTGAGCATCAGCAATCGCCTTCTCCTTAGCTTCCTTTGCCGCCTTCTGTTCCACGAAGTTCTTACCCTTCACGGTCATATTGTTCGCCTTGTCGAGTGCCTTCTTGGCATCAGATACCCATCCACTGATTACGCTATCAGCATCCTCACCAAACTGGGAGTCATACAACTCAGCAGTCTGATCAGCAGTCAGCTTCGAGAAATCAGGATTGCCATCCTCCAGCATAGGCACGATGGTTCCATCTTCGAGAGTCATAGCAGAAGTCTGTTCTGTCTGTTCAGCAGGAGCAGTAGTATTTTCTCCACCCTGCACAGCACCATCAACAGAGTATGTTCCATCACCATTAATTGTCACATTATCAGGAACTGGTGGGAGTTCATCATTCGCCTCTATTCCACCTCTATCGCCCTCTATCGCACCACTATTCTCCTCTATCATTGAGGATTCAGCCAAAGCTTGTTTGTACTCATCAAGAGTCATAGTAGTAGCGGTTCTCACATCTTTCTTGTTTACCGCATGAGGAACGAGAGTACCATCACTCTTCAACTCCATCACCTTAGCTTTGGCACCTGAATCACGGATAAGGAACAACTGGGAGCTTGGATATTTTGTATTGCCATCCTTGCCTAGTACATCAACGAGCACCACGTTACCATCATCATTAAGAATCTGATTGAAGTCAAGAGAAGGCTGAGTCTCTTCCGGCTGCTCTGTCTCCTGAGTCTGCTCAGTCTGTTGGGCAGCACGCTCCTTCTCCATCTGCTCACGCTGAGCCTTGGCAGCTTCCAGTCTCTTCAAATCCTCAGCATCCTTTAACTGCTGCAAGTCTTCAAGCGAATATGGATTCTCTACCACGTTACCATCAATAGAGATTGCAGCAGTACCATCGCCATAGTCGGCAAGAATCTCATAGGTATGTTCCATGCCATCAGCACCAGTCACCTTGAACTGGGAGCCAACATCTATTGTGCCATCAACAATGCCAGCAACTTCCTTGATAGCCTTCTCCTTTGCATCAGCTACCGCCTGAGCCTTCACATCATCGGCAGGAACTTCATCACCCAGTTCAGCGAATCTCAGAGCATCAGCATGTTCGACAGAATTTGTCGTAGGATCATAGAAGAGAATCATATCATCGCTATCTGCTACGTTGATAGAACCATCTTCGTTGGTAGCAATATTGCCGGAGATTATGTACACACCATAATCTTCAGCACCACCACTAGCTTTAACCGTAGCGTTACGGACGGAGCCACGGCTCTTGTCTGTGTACATATCAACACGCTGAGCTGCCTGATTTGCTGCCATATCAATCTTATCCTGAGCATCATCTGTCACACCTTGGTAACGAGCAGAAGACAACTGGTAGTCATAGATAGCTTGGTCAATCTTGTCGTTCTGCCCAGTCAGGGATTGAAGCTCATCATCATTCATAGCTGACAACTGCTGCTCGGAGATATTCAGCAATCCGGCAAGAGTCTTCATCTGGTCTTCATGCTCCAACTGAATGTCGTGTTTGTCTGCATCATCAGCATCGTGACCCTCAGAGTAAGCATTATCAATATCCTCTTGATGCTGCTCCTCAGGAGTTGTTGGCTCGTTGGTAATCTCTCTAGCATTCATTTCGGCAGTCTTGGCAACATTGTAGCCACGCATCTTCATCAGGTTGATACCATAGTTGATGGCAGCATTAATCTGATCCTTGCTCATGGTGTCTCTCTGTCTGAGAATATCAGCCAACACACCACCCATCTGCTCGTTGGTCGTGTTATCAATCTTATCCTTGATGTCTGCCCACTTATCGCCCATCAGGTTCTGAGCATCACTATCAGCCACGTTCACCTTGTTACGGAATCGGTAGTACTGAGCACGATTGTACACACCTTTGACTGGTCGGGAGCCAGCACCCATCGCATACATAGAGCCGACAGATAGAGCCATACCACCGATGATGTCAAGTTGCTGTTTAGCATCAAGGAGATCAGAGAACTTATTATCTCCATCCAATAGAGCATGAAGAGGAATACCAATCTCTTCCTCCATCACTTCTTCACCGAAGCCATTGATGCCGAACTTCTCCATCCACTTCTTAGAATTGGTGTACCATCCACTCTTGCCGATATTCTTGAAGAACTCAGCAGAAGCATTCATACCATGTTTTTCCATGAAGTTGATTGCACCCTTCTTGATACCATAGCTATGACCAAAGAGCTTCTCAGTATAGTTCTCCACCATAGCAGAGGTCAGCCCCTTATAGAGAGCAGTACCCATAGACTCGCCACCATCATGCAGGAGATTTCCGTTCTCATCGAAAGTACCGAACTTGTAATCACCCTTCTCATCCTGATATAGACTACCCAGATGTCGCTGCATGATGTCTGCTCCAGTCTTCATCGCCTGTTCTGATCCTGCCATGGCATACGAGCCGATAACATCGCCAGCCACGATACCAGTATTCTTCAAGATAGCAGCACTCACCTTACCCATACCACGCTTGGCAGCGAACTTCAATGCTCCTCGGCTGATAGCCTTAGTAATACCACCATAGCCGCCAGTCAGGAAGAAGTCTGCCATAAATGGGAGAGACTGTCCGGCAATCTTTGTCCAGCGATAGATATTGCCCATCTTCTCGTCTTCAAGAGCCGCAGCAGCATCCGCACCCAGCTTACTCTTCAAGAGCATCTTATCAGAACCAGAGAGTGGAAGGTTGTTGTCCATCTTGGTCTTGATACGCTCCATCTGACCCATAGTTGCAAAGTCAGTAAGACCGAAATCCCAAGTCTTAGCCGTAAATGCAGTATTGTCAAGAGCCTTCAAGGCATCCTCACCCCAGCTACTGGTAGGGTATTGTTTCACCGCTTCAAGCGCACCGATCTGCTGCTTAACCAGAGCAAGGGATGTTGCCAGCTTGTTGCTATAGTCACTCTGTTCTGCAGTTCTTCCGTTACTTGCACCGATACTAGCACCATAAGAGAGCAGAGGATTTCCGTGTTGACGATGATCCTCAGCGATAAGAGCTTCAATCTCCTTCTTTCGGGCATAGGCATCCGCCAGCTTCTTGTCGAACTGATTGCGAGCACCCTCCTCAGTAAGATAGGTTCCATTCTTGTTGATGTTCTCCTGCAAGTCATAGTTTCCATTCTTGTCACGAACATCGAAGACAGATGGAATCTCACCAGTATCTACCGCTTCCTGATAGGTATTGTTCTGCTGGTCAAGTACAGCTTGTTTCTGCTCGGCTTCCGGCTGAGAATAAACATTCTCATTGTCAGATGATACGTATGCCCCAGCCTTGCCAGTCTCAGGATTATAAGCGAAATCATCCTTCACCACATTGTTTGCATCGCCACCATAAGGAGTCTGATGTGTACCCAAGTTCACACGACCGAAATCCTTCTGCTGTTTCTGCTTGCGTTGTCTCAATCTATTGTATCTGCCAGCATTATTCATCGTGTGCTGAGCACTTGCCGAGATAGCTGCTGCCCCAGCCGAGAAACGAGCACGGTCAGCAGCACTCATAGGAACACTACCGCCCTTCGCCCTTGATGAAGTCTTACTACGAGGTACAAAGAGTGCCGAGTAGAAACGCTCATAGGTATTAGGAACATCGAAGTTCTGAGCCTTCAAGTTCTCATAGATAGCGTGTCTGTTATCAGCACCGCCCTTTCCGTCTCTGGTCAGGGCACTCTCAAACTTATTGTAATCATCCGGCACATCATAGTTCTGTGCTTTCAGATTCTTATATAAAGTGTATAATGGTCTTTCTGCCATAATATATATATTAGTTTGTTACCAAATTCTTGTTACCTATCTTGTTACCATTTTACTCCAGTCTTCTTCTTGCCACCAGCCGAAGAAGAACCGCCAGCCTTATGTGTCGTATGCTTGCCGCCACCCGATGGTACACCACCACCAGCAGAACTACTTCTGCCCTTCAATCTATCCATGATGTATCTCACGTTAGTCTGAGTCACATTCTTGATTCTCAACTTTCTTTTGAGTTCATTAATCTTCTTCTGACCTTCAGGGGTGTCCATCATATCGTAGAACTCATACCAATATCCAGCAGTAGTTTTGTTGCCACCAGAAGAAGCATGAGCCTTGGCAGCAATTCGACTCTCACGGAGTCTAGCAGTCGCATCTTGAGCTGCCCAATGACTTATCTGACCATTTGCAAGCAATTCACTTATCTTCAACTTAGCTTCCTTATACTCAGCATCATTTGTATATTTCAACTTCGACAAGTCAATCTTCTGCTGATTCTGTTCTATCTTCTGCTGACCTTGGTCAATTCTCTGCTGCCACTGATCATTCTTCACCTTGTTGATGTCATTCTGCATATCGTGATACCTCATCTGCTCAGCGAGAGTCAGGTTATTCTTTCTCGCTTCCTCATCCAGAGCCAATGCCCTCTGGTAGCCAGCCTGCCAAGCCGCCCGATTCTTCTCACGCTGTGCATCCATATAAGCCTTTCGCTTGTTGATGGCAGCAGTCATATCCGACTCAGGATTGTGTACCACCTTGGCTCCCTTGCTGGCGAAGACGATGTTGGCGAGTGCCCGAAGACCATCCCCAAAGGCAGCGATACGAGCCTTCCGCTTCTCGTTCTTCTCTCTCTGTGCTCTCTGCTCAGGAGATTCACTATCAGCAGGGTTCAGCATCTTATACATTTCCGCATAGGTCAACTGCTTCTTCTCCGGCTCCTGCTTGGGTTCCGGCTTCGGTTCTTCCTTCTTCACGATAGGGATAGAGCCGTTCAGCATACCATCGGAAGTCTGCTGGTTCATTCTCACCGCTTGCTCATGTGCATCCTTGGGAGGAGTAAGCTGCTCCTCCTTGCCATGGAGCATAGCTTGTGCGGTGTTCATATTGATTTGTTCAGGAGAAGCCTTCTGAGCAGCATCCACACCACTCTGCTGCTTGTTGAGTACACTCTGTGTAGTCTTCAAGCCATTGTTCGTTCGTAAATAATCTGCCAATCCCATAAGCTATACGTTTACCTTTTTAGGTGCATTATCACCTATCATATCGTTCAAATCACTCGCCACTTGCTGCTGGGTAGGAGCCGCACCAACCTTGGCATCGAGCTTATCCAGATCAGCTTGTGTAGGCGAGGAAACGCTAGGTCTGGCAACCTTGCTATTGCCCAATCCACCATCAATGGTGGCAGCGATATTGGCAGCAGTTCCGGCAACACCAGCAGCCACGCTAGCAGCACCAGCAGCCTTCGCTTCTTCCAGCCCCATTCTCTTATTTTGGATAGCATTCTTTCTCGCCTGATACTGACCTTCGATGTCATCCTTGCGAGACTCATTTGCAGCCACAATCTGGGAGGTCGTGTCGGCAAGAGTCTTGTTATTCGCTTCCTTCACTGCTGTGGTAGAGTCTTCCGTACCACCCATCACCGCTTGTCTGCCATTGGCAGCTTTGTTTCTGTTCTTGATCTGCTCCTGCATCTGAGTGAGCAATCTTACGGTATCGGCACGTTTGGTAGGGTCTTCATTGTACTTCCTATCATACCATGCCTGATTTTCCTGTTCCTGCTGTGCAAGCATCCGCTCCTGCTTTCGTCTTGCTTTTCGGGCTGATATGCCACCAAAGATACTACTTGCAACACCGAGTCCTGCACCGATTAATGATCCTAACATAAAAATTTATTTTAAACGTTTGTCGAGTAAGTGGAGGGAATTTCACCCTCCCTTCTCTCGGAACCGTGCTTGACAGTCTCCCATCACACGGCTCTTCGCACTTAACTCTTTTGTTTATTAATTTATATTCTTTATTAA